TACTTAGCTGACTTCTCAGCGTTCTTAAACTAAACATGGACTCTACACCTCTAATAATGAAATCATTCGGCCTCCGTAACCAGCGTGGATCTTGCTGGGTAAATGCGGCTTTACAGGCTATTTATCGCATTCCTGACCTACAACAGCGCTTTCAAGATGGAAAGCACGATACAACCAACCCTGTAGAAGTTTGTCTATATACCATCTGGTCTTCCAGTGGAGCAATGGGTCTCAAAGACTTCTACACGTGTGTGAATACAACCCTTATGCCTGCAGGAGAAGGCATTGGAGACTCTCATGAACTACTGGAGTTTCTCTGCGATAAAGTACCGATGTTGGATAAACTCTTTCGGTTCAAAGTTGAGAACAGACTCAAATGTAAACATTGCGACTATACCGATGGTAGACGAGAATCCATGATTGAGTTTCCAATTGTGCCTTCCAAACCTAAAGAGTCTGTCTCTGAAGCGATTGTTTCTGCCGCACAGCCTTATGAAGTCCCTGACTGGAAATGTGAAAAATGTCAAAACAAAGGATGTACCAAACAGTTCTTGTTAGCTACCTTCCCTCAAATTCTTACCTTTCATGTTACCTCTTTGAAATCAACAGTTACCTATTCTAGCATACTGACACTGAATAAAATTGATTATGCTCTGTTTGCCGTCGTCTGCTTCGATGGAGGACACTGGTGGACATTTGGCCGTGATATGCCTCCAGGTAAGTCATGGGTCTGCTATAATGATGATCATGTAGCAAGCCACGGACCACAACAATTTCCAATGGCAGATACGATGAGGTTGCTAATGTATTATCGCCTCAACTAGTAATAAGACATGGCATCAATAGAAGTTGTCCTTGCAATTTCAGCAGGGTTCGCTGGAATCCTTACACTATTTGTCCTTTTTTACACTGGATCTGCAATTGCTGTCTTGGCACTTTGGCTTGTAATTGCATTGATCGTTCTTGTGTTGTGGTATTATGGGTTCATTGATTTGAGCGACTACAACACGGTGGTCGCCCCTCCACCGAAACCTAAGCCTGCTCCTGAACCAGCAGCTGCTGAGAAAACACCTACAGCACCAATGGTAGGTAGTGAAGTGTTTCATATTAATGAATCACAATTCACCTATGCAGATGCTCCAGCTGTCTGTGCTGCATATGGTGCTGAACTTGCTACTCTCGAGCAAGTCATTGATGCATACAATCATGGAGCAGAATGGTGTAGCTATGGTTGGTCAGCAGGTGGTTTTGCATTATACCCTACTCAACGAGGAACATGGCAAGCACTTCAAGGAGAACCTGATACTGTGAAGCGAACTGCTTGCGGTCGTCCAGGTGTGAACGGTGGTTACTTTGATCCAAATACAAAGTACGGTGTTAACTGCTTCGGTTTCAAACCTACTGGAAAGGCAGAACTTCCATTACCACCTCCAGGTACAGATGACAAAGCATTCAAAGCTGCTGTTGCAAAGTTCAGAAAGATGCTTAGTTCATTCAACTTAGTTCCTTATTCACGAACTGAATGGTCTGGATATGATTCCACGACTGCTGGAAAAATCGCCAAGTATGGTGAACAGTTCAAACAATCTGGAGTTGAAAAATTTACAGGAGGAGATACGGCTGTTTCTGAAGCCCCGACTACAAGTTCAGCTAAAGGTGCGGCACCTTATGGTCTCAAAGGTGACAAAGGAGATCGTGGCCCGCCTGGACCCGTTGGACCTGGTAGCACAGTTCCTGGACCTGTAGGACCTGCTGGACCCGCAGGACCCTTAGGACCTCGTGGAGCTGTTGGACCCGCTGGACCGATTGGAGGTGTTGGACCCAGAGGTGAACAAGGTATTCAAGGTATCAAGGGAGACAAGGGAGATAAAGGAGATAAAGGAGATCGAGGTGAACAGGGAATTCCTGGAACAGCTGGATCCACAGTTGGAGTTGTAGGTCCTAAGGGAGATAAGGGAGATAAGGGAGATCCTGGTGAAAGAGGTCTTGAAGGTGCTCAAGGACCTGCAGGGCAAAGAGGATTAGCTGGAGCTGCTGGACCCGCTGGACCTAAGGGAGATCAGGGACCTGGTGGACCTCAAGGACCTGCTGGACCTGAACCTCGTGGTGGTAACGGATATTTTGATAATCTTAAGATTGGTTCATGGAATATTAATCCAGTCGCAGGTGGAACATCTCTTAAGTTCCAATTGGATGGAACCAACAATCCAGTGACAATGACCCGTTCTGGAAGAATTGAAGCTGCATGGCATCCGGATTACAATGAAGGCAACTGGAATGATGGAGATTTCGCATTAGCTCGTGGAGAATTTGCAGATGGCTGGAGGTCAGGATGGTAATTAATCAGGTCCTAACAATGGATACTTTCCTGCAATTCGAACAAGTTTAGGAACTTTTCCAACACCTCGTCCATACGCAAGCTCACCACCAATATAGCATAAATAAGGCATGCCTGGCATATGCTTAGGTAGTTTTTCAGGACATCTTCGGTAACACATTCCATCTACACGATCAAAGTGTTCACTACCTTCAGGTTGAGGACCAGGACATACACCTCCACCATCTAATCGCCCTTTCAAACGACCTCCACGAAGAGGTTCGCAACGAGTTTTACAAAAACCACCTGCAGACCAGTCCCAGTTTCCATCACAATGCGTTGTACATCCACCTGTAATGGGTTCGCGACAAATCAATCCTTCAGTAAACCAACCTTCAGGGCAAGGTTCAAGACCAATGACAGTTCCAATACCAACATTTTCAGAGATAGCCCAACATACAGGTCCTACACCTCTGTATCCATTACGACACTTTGGATAGCATAGTCCTGCATCATTTTCATAACCAGGCTTACATGTGTCTTCACTGAAGGGAGGAAGTGAAATGTTCATGACTTCTCTTCCGAACACACTAAAGTGTTCACGAGGGAAATAGACAATTCCTACTAAAATTAAAACGATTATAAGCAGGAACCACAACATTATTTTGACATCATATTTTAATGGATCCACGACTTCCAGCATCTATTGTCCCTACTCCAAAATTTGACAGGCAAAAAATGAAGACTGCGACAGAAGTGGCAGTAGAAAAATCAGGGAAGGAGACAAGTCATGCCTTCCACTGGTTATTATATAAGCCCCAGTCGCATGCGGTGGTACCGTTTCCTACGAACGAACAATCGCGGCTTGCGAATAAGAGTCGCTTAGGACAGTGGAATCATTAGGAAGAATCCAGTTTGAAACTTCTTTGATAGACGCTTCATCTGTACGACCATCTAGATGATCATACATAATCTTTGCTAAACGATACATGATTGCGTCAGGACTGCGACGCATACGAGCTGCCATCTCATCGACTGTTAGATTTTCATGACGGCACATACGAATAAACTCACGCTCTTCACTTTGTAACCATTTCTTTCCATCACGGGAATCAGCACTTGCAATAAATGAATTTCTAGACATTGTGTATGAATAATCATATCATTGTTTGGCCTAGATCCATTTTGTCTTGAGTGATACACAAATGGAAGTCGCAATGTTAGTCGGCTTAGCCGCCCTCGGTTATGCTCTTTCAACTCAGCCATCTAAAGTGGCGTATGCAGAAGCTGAACGCAAGATTGATCCCTTAGAAACCTTCGTGAATCCAGAAGAACAGGCAACAGACAATATCTCAGTTCTCCAAGCACCCACAGGACATGGAAACATGGTTCCATTCTTTGGAGGTAAGCAGACTCAGTCTATGTATTCAGGTGCTACCGATGGAGTCTTGGATCTCTATACAGGTTCTGGAAAGCACACCTTTCACCACAAGGAAGAAGCTCCTGCATTTTTCAAGCCTGAAGCAGGAACTGGACGACCTTGGAAGGCACCTGTTGAAACTGAGTGGGAACAAGAGCGTCAAGTCACATCTCTTGCGATGAAGAACACCTTCCCCATCAACCAAATTCAAGTGGGTCCAGGTGTGAACGATGGTTACACCAACTTGCCTTCAGGTGGTTACAATCAAGATGCCATGCGTGAATATGCATTACCTAAGACAACTGATGAAATCCGTGTTGCAAATAAGGCTAAGGTTACATACACCTCAGACCCAACACCTGGTAAGTTCTACATCACTGAAATGGGCTTGCAAGCACCAGTCAAGAAGAACCGCCCTGATCGTTTCCAGGTTCTCACAGGCGAGAATGGTTCATTGGATCACGTCAACACAACAGCCGGTCAACAGGTCGCAAACTCATTGTACCCTGAGCAAATGATGAAGCTTCAAAATCGCGAATCCATGACGATGCTTCAAGCTAATCCTGCAACAACCGCTGCTGCAGGTGGTATGTCTTATATTCGCGCATTCACTGAACCCTTCCAGGAGTTCATGAAGTTGACTGTTGAAGGTCGCGCTCCTCCTGCTGGACCCGTTGGAGGTATGGCCGTTCAGGCAGGTCCTCAATCCTACAATGTACAAACTCATAGAGATGAGTCACTCCACAACAACACTCGTGGATTTGAAGCTCCTCTGATGACATTCGGAGGTCAGGCACCATCGGCAGCTCAGATGGGATCTCAGCGATATGTTGAACCTCTCAAGCAAGATGTTTACACCAACCGCAATGAACAGCCGGGTTTATTAGACGCTTTTAAGAGCAATCCATATACACAAAGTCTTCAGTCTGTAGCATAATGGATTACAATCTTCTTCGCTACAATGAAGGAATCCACAAAGTATGTACTAAAAACTTTACACGCCGACAACTTTATGATCTAGAACGATATGTGTTTATATATCCTTCTAAAATTCAAGTATGTTCTTGCTTGACCAACCCATGGGCTAAAGAGACTCTCTCGTTTCTTGGCGCACAATGGTGTCCTGCTACAGAACAATGCTCATCGACACGTTCGACTTGAGACGAATTGAAAGTAATTTAATTGAACGTAAACATGAACTTGTCCAAGCATCATCGTGGGTTATGAACCTCGTGATTCTTGCGATTACTATTGTTGGATTTGGCTTGTTTCTGTATAGTCAATACAACACTGCTCCTGAAGAAATTAAACGTATTCCGTTTGAACCAGTCCCGTGGCTATCTGCAACACGAAATGTTCGCATGGAAGAGTATGGACGCCAACTCCAACCTCGTGAAGCTCAAATTGGACATGGTATACCGGAATCTATCGGAGGAGATGGCTTCTCAAGCGTTTACGGAGATTACACATCCCGTGCTGCCAGGGATTGAGGAACCCAAGGAACCCAAGGAACCCAAGGAACCTCCAAAAGAAAAGCCAAAAACTAAGAAAAAGACAGTTAAAGTAGCCCTTCCTAAATCTAAGTAAGTAATTAATGAGCTTCCCTACAATTGTAGTAAGCCCTTCGAATGTTGATTCATCTATTCAAGTGGCTACGCCTTTTTCATATACATTTACAAACTCAGCTCCAGTTCCTCCAGGAAGTAATACATATGATCCATCGTATCAAGCAAACTATTCAAATCAAGTCACATTCACAACGACTGGAAGTTATAGTTCAAACAATACATTAGTAACAACTGTTGAAGGTGTCACAGCAGTTCAAGGTATTTATGGAATACAATATCAGAATGCAGATATTGATATTGGGTCTGAATTTACATTTAAGATTCCTTTTCCTCCAACTGTAGCAATAGGTAGTATTGGATTTTCATTGAATTTTTTGACTATGTATGCAGAGGCTGATGGTGTAAGAAATATTACGAATGGTTCATATGACTCTAATGGGTTAGTCAATTTTCAATATTCTGATGGAGACACAATTACTTATAAAAAACGATCTGATTCAGGGTTTGATATATTGTGTAATTCTACGGTTAAGTTTAATGACCCATTTCCATATAGCATTCAATTCAATACTAACTTTTTTTGGTATCCTATTATTTTATCCGATTGGAATGACTCTAATACATACTATACAGGAGATCAAGTACGTTCTTCATATATCAATTTTGAAAGTGTAGTTGATGATAATTTTAATAATTTTCCTGATTCAGAACAGAACTACTTAAAATGGCAGTATTTGATTACATATTATGATGAATGGAGTGATCAACAAATTTATTCTCTTGGAGATCGTGTGAGTTTGTTTGGTTCAAACTTTGAAAGTATATGGAATGGGTTTAATTTTCAAAATTCGCCCAATAATAGTCCTGATTTTTGGGTGGTATTATCTAACATAACATTTGATACATGGACTACGAGTGTAAGTTATACCAGAGGATCTCTTGTTACATTAAGTGGATCAAATTATAGAAGTGTTGCATTTTCTAATCAAGGAAATAATCCAAGTGCTCTTTCAAACTTTTTATATTGGAAACCTATTACTCCTCCAGGTAATGATCCTATTTCGTTTAACATTTCAGCTCCTGATAAAATTGTGTATTATCCAACTACATTTCCATTATTATATTTATCCAGTCTTACAAGTTCCGAAATTCGTACATTTGTTTCAGGTGAAGGAACATCAGAACTTATTTTTGCATCCACTACTGGATTTCAAAGTGTTCCAACTTCTAATCTAACCTTAATTGTCTATCAGACACTTCTTGGAAACCCATCTGGAACACCAAATTCAAATACAATTACAGTAGAACCTATTGTAATTACAGTAAATCCTGAGTTAAGCAATCCATTATCTCTTGTTACCTATCAACCATTTGAATATATCTTTTCAATTCCAAATGATGTTGTAAATGTAGTTCTTCAATCTAATGCGGTGATAACTTCACCTAGTCTTGGAGAGTTTATTACTTACAATGGTTCATTTGAAACTTCATTTTCTTCGTATATAGGTTTAACTACAGCTGGTGTATACTATCTTCAATTTTGGGCTCTGTTAAACGGAAATTTTGCCCTTGCTAGCAACACGACTACAATCAATACAATTTCAAGCGGTATTACTATAACACCTTCAATTCCTACTGGAAGTCTAGCTTTATTTCGATATGAACCTTTTAGTTATACATTTACGACAAATCCAAATAGCGTCGGTGTTACACTTCAATTCGTGCGATCATCTTCTGATCTACAAAGTTTAATTTCAATTTCAAGTGATCAAAGAACGATTACATTTTCAGGATCTTTTGTAAATAGTTTCTCAACCAATTTGAGTCTAGTTATTGATCTTCTATTTGGAACAACTATCATTAGTACAACTACAATTCTGATATCTGTAGGTCAAGCTAGATTCTTTCCACCTAGTTCAAATCAAAACTTTCAATTGTATCAGTATGAAAATGTAAGCAATACATTTGGATCTAATATTGAATTTTTAACTGCACTTCCTATTACGAGCATTGTAAGTATACCTTCTCTTCCAGCGGGTCTAACTTTTGGAGGATCTTGCAATTCATTTTTTATTCAAGGAACTCCACTTCTACAAGTACTGCAAAGCAACTATCAAGTCATTGGAAGTAATAGTAATAACGGCCGAATTGCATCCACAATTGTTTCTATAAAAGTCAATCCTCAACAAGTTGTAATTACACCAAATACATCCACTATTTCTGGATTAATCGTAGATTCTACAATAAATCCCGTTACATTAACTGCAATTAAACCTCAAACTATCTATTCAAATATATTTAGATATTCATGGACTGGACTTCCAGATGGTCTTTATTTCCAAGATATTAATGAAACTATCGTAACCTCTCCATTTCTCCCACCAGATTTTGGACTAACAATTACATTAGCAGGTTCTCCAAGTCTAGAATTTGCAACATTAGTAGCTGCTTCAGGTGGAAACTTATATCAAATGCGACTTTTTGGAACACAATCAGAAGAAACTACTGGAAAACAAACAACTGGATCTGCATTATTCAACTTTTCATTAAGCGAAACTGTTTTGATTAGTGTATCTAATTCGGCAATTTTATATAAAGATAAACCACTTGGAGTAACAGATATTTTGATTACAGCAGGAAATTACTTTTCATCCTCTACAATTTCAAATATATCTGCAGATTCGTTACCTCCAGGTCTATCCTTAGTTCAGTATACTGGGCCAAATGTTTATCGTTTATCAGGAACACCAACCGAAGTAAATCTTACTGGATCGTATACATTCACTGCAACGAACTTCAATGGAAATTCAAGATCAGTTACAACAACCATTCCAGTGAATCCAAATGTAATTACTTTTGTAGGATCTACACCTCCAAATGGAACAGTTATTAACTTTATTGTTTCACGACCTTTGTCAAGTGCAAAAACTGGATATTACACAACACCGATTATATTTACAGCAGTGTCTACTGCAGCTGCATATCCAATAACATATACATCTTCGATTGACTTTTCACTGTATGGATTGGTGTTTAATTCTACAACTGGAACACTAACAGGTACACCAACAATTCCTCTTATAGAAACTATAGTTACAATCACTGCAACAGAAGGAACTATTGGAACAACTGGATCCACAACCATTAAACTCACAATTTTAGAAGATGAATTTACATGGCCTACCTATTCTCCTACTTATTTTCAAAATAAAACTATTACACCTTTTCAGTTTGTGATGACATCTACTTTAAGTGAACGACCTATTCAATCTTTTTCATCTACTACTTTACCAACAGGAATTGTTATCACTGCAGGTGGGCTTCTTTCAGGAACACCTACTGAATTTCCAGTTGGAGGAGCTGGAACATTTATAATTATTGCAACTACAGGATATTCTACATTGAGTAGAACATATGCATATACAATGATTGAAGATCAGTTATTAATCGTTCAAACAAATGGTACTGACTCAATTTCAACAATTTTTACAGGAATTGAATATCGTGCAATTCAGTATTCATCAGATACATTCGTCAATGCTACATTTTCAATTGGATCTTTGAGTCCAGTTAGCTCAGCTACTATTTCTGTAACTTCAGGTGGAATAGTTTCAGGTAATTTTACTGGTGCAACATTAAATACAACTTATTCTGCAACCTTGACAGCTATTTACGGAACTGTTACTGCAACTACGCTAATATACATAGTATTTACAAGCTTCGCAGATTCAGGATCTGGATCGATTAGTATACCTACAGAACTTAGCACATTAAGTTTTAGTCAACCTACTCAAACATCATTTACATTATTTGAATACGTAACCTATTCAATACCCATTCAAGCTATTGGGTCTTCAAGTTTTATTTATTATTATACAACTGCTATACCGAATGGATTTCAATTCTTAAAAGATGGTAGTGGAATAACAGCTACACTTTCTGGAATTTCACCTACACTTGCAAATCAAGGTATTGTAGTATATGCAAAAACAGCTTCTGGATATCCAATTTCAACTTCCATTACACTAAGAACCATCACACCCTTTTTTGTAAATCCTCAATCAGGAGCAGGTGCCTACACAGCAATACTGAGAAATGATGTACTAGGAAATGCAGCTCAAAATGCTCGAGATAAGCGAGTATTCCCAGAAGTGAATCCTCTTGCAGGTCCACTAATGGCTCCACGAGCTCCAGATGTTGTGACACCGCCTGATTGTCTACTAAATTTATGTAAAAAACCATGTCCAACATGTCACACAATGATGTAACATTTGTACTCTACTCTGTCGGCATTTCCATGTCCGCAAAGTAAGCCATTCCAATCTTTCCAACATATTTGTCTACATCTGTTACTGGATCCGTCTCGTAGACATCTCCTTCAGTATTGACCCAATACTCCTTGCCCTTGTACTCAACAGCGATCATCTCTACCTCTTTGGTTTTGACCTCTGGTTCTTTTGGAGTGAAGAACTCAGCCATCCATGTCTCTAACTTCTTGCTATGGTACTCTGTTTTATCCATATCATTTAGTTGAGCTAGAAATCGCTGCTTGTGATCGTCAGTTATCTCGATCTTGGATTCAGCTGCAAGTTTCTTCCATGTCTTCTCTTGCGTGGCATTTAGCTTTTCCAAGTTTCCAACAAACTTGGTCTTAGCTACCTTAGGCTCAGATGCTTTAGCAGCTTTAGCTTCAGCTGCTTTAGCTTCCTTTTCAGCCTTGGCTTCAGCTGCTTTTGCCTCTTTTTCGGCCTTAGCTGCGGCTGCTTTGGCTTCTTTCTCAGCTTTGGCTGCAGCTGCTTTCTCAGCTTTCTCAGCCTCCTTCTGCTCCTTGGTGAGCTTAGGTTTGGTTTCCTTTACCTTGATCTCCTTGACCTCTGGTTGAGGTACAACTGGTTCAGGTACAGCTGGCTCAGCCACAGGAATTGTGACTTCAACTGAGTGAGTCTCCTCTTCAACTGGTACCTTGCCGTTGAACTTGATTTTGAGGGTTTTGTCGTCCTCCCATGTGAGAACTCCGTCCTCAGGATAGAGGATGTCCACTAAGAGAGTGGTTAATTGCTTGACTGATAGATTCTTGATTCCTTCATTCTCTTCGATACTTGTGAGCGCGCGATAGAAACTGTTGATGATAATTGACGACATTCTTGCTTTATGACCTACCTTGGTATCATTAGTAAAACCGAGATCCATTTTGGACGATCATCTATGCATTCAAAATGGATCAGATTCTTGTAATCATTTTGTAGTCATAGTTCAAGTACAAAATGCCAAGAAATACTCAAGGAGGTTCAGGACACAAGTCTCAAAAGAATTCAGAAGGAAACAAAGCACGCAACAATCGTCTCAAGGGAGATGCATTAATCGAAGATCTCATGGATGAAGTCTCAACAGAAGGCATCCTAGTTGGAAAAGTCACTCGTCGTCTAGGATGTGGACGAATGGAAGTCGCATATTTCAACGACAAAGGAGAAGCATTCCTATTACAAGCTCCACTACGAGGTGGAATGCGTGGAAAAGGAAAGAAGTCAGTGTGGGTAGATATTGGAAGTCTAGTCATGGTTGCAGAAACCGAGTTAAGTGGAAAAACACATGAGATCATTGCAGTCATGTCGCAAGATCAAGTTGTGAGGTATCGCAAAGCAAAACCTGACGCAGATGCTAGATTATTCATCAAAGATGCAACGGTGGATGATGACAAGAAAGATGAAGTACTCTTTGAAGAGGATGATGAGGTGAATGTAGATGCGATCTAATCGCACAATGAAATAATGACATTTGGAATTACCCATCTGTTTACGACCTTCTTTTTAACATTCTTATTCTACACATCCTATCAACATTCTAAACTTCCAGTATTGGATCAAGTTCCAAATGTACCTGGTTTTTTAGTTCCTATTTCAACTGGAAAAGAGCGTGTCACTTCAAGTGGAAATCGAGATGCGTCCATGTATACTCAATATGTTCGCAGAAAGTCTACGATTGACGGTCACTGGGCTTCAGGACGAGTCATGAAGGAGACTACTCATACAACTGGATTCACAACCGGTGTGGTTGAAGTCTATGAGTTATCGGATGTTTGTGTTCGTGTCTGTCAAAAAGCAGCTGCAGTGTGTGCTGCGATCTTGGATGGTGGTGATGCAATGGCTGAATACTGCCAAGTGTGGGATGGAAATGATGGAACAGATCCAGCTGATGGTGGAGATGCGGATACAAATGTCTGCGCAGTATAACAATGTCAGCACCCTGCGTGACTTCACCTACTAAATTTCAACTACGCAGGGACACAGCTTCACGATGGACACAAATAAACCCTATCTTAGCAGCTGGAGAACCTGGTGTTGAAACGGATACAGGTCAGATGAAACTTGGTGATGGTGTTCGTACTTGGAGTCAATTACCCTATGTTGGAACTAGTTCGGTAGGCCCAACTGGTTTTACAGGTGCCACTGGTTTTACGGGTGCCACTGGACCTCAAGGTGTCGCAGGAACTTCATCAGGAACTGGTGCTACAGGTGCTACAGGTGCTACAGGTGCTACTGGACCCACTGGACCCACTGGTTTCACAGGATCTCAAGGATTTACGGGATTTCAGGGACCTACAGGACCTCAAGGTACTAATGGTACAATTGGTAGTGATGGAGCCACAGGTCCTCAAGGAAGAACTGGAGCTCAGGGACCTACAGGACCTCAAGGATTTACTGGAACTCAGGGTAATCAAGGATCCATTGGACCTCAAGGATTTCAAGGAACTCAGGGTAATCAGGGACCTACTGGACCTCAAGGATTTCAAGGTAATCAGGGAACCCAAGGTGTCACTGGTCCAACTGGGCTTCAAGGTGTGACAGGTCCAAGTGGTAACACTGGATCCACAGGTGCAGCTTCAACTGTTACAGGTCCTCAAGGAACTCAAGGACCTCAGGGAACTCAAGGTTTTACTGGACAAACTGGATCTCAGGGTAATCAAGGTGTCACTGGTCCAACTGGACCTCAAGGATTTCAAGGAACTCAGGGCGTAACTGGATCCACTGGATCTCAAGGATTTCAAGGAACTCAGGGTGTCACTGGTCCAACTGGACCTCAAGGATTTCAAGGTGTAACGGGACCTACAGGTAATACTGGACCAACTGGAAGAACAGGACCCACTGGGGCTCAAGGTATTCAAGGTACTCAAGGTGTAACAGGAACTACTGGTGTTACTGGACCCACAGGTGTTACAGGGCCTACTGGACCTCAAGGAAACAATGGAGTCCAATCAGGTGCAGTTCTTTACATGAATTATACTGCAGATACATCGCCTACTTACACTCCAAGAACTGCAGCACAACTTGCAACCATTACAGGAACATCTATACAAGCTGCTACATCCGTAACTTATTCGCCAACGCAAAATACAGATGTAAGCCTTTTATCTATAACACCTGATCTCGGCGCAGCTCAAACTAGTATAACATTCACAACTCCTCATAGTGCTACAATAGACGCACTTGTCGTTGAGTTTGCGATTAATGTAGCTGATTTGATTGGAGGACAAACAGTCATTCCTCCTGGTATTTGGGATATGACCATTCATGCAAAAGCGGACACAAATAATGACATCAATCATATTGGATTGGGATTTTGGGTGATTGGAAGAACCAGTGGAGGAGCCTATACGAAACTAACAACCAATGGATCGGATATCGAGTATCTATTTCAACACGAACAACCACAAGATGTTAATCTATCGTTAGTGTTTGCAACTCCAGTGGATATTAGTTCATATGCATCCTTACATGTTGTTGTCGTATCTCATAATCAAGACAATCAAGACCGTAGTGCTATAGTCTATTTTCAAAGCAGTGCTACGTATTCACACATTCACACTTCATTCGGTATTCCAGGTGTGACAGGTCCTACTGGATTTGGAGCGACAGGAGCAACAGGTGTAACTGGACCTACTGGACGCACTGGACACACAGGACCTCAAGGGTTTCAAGGTGTTACTGGTCCTCAAGGAACTCAGGGTAATCAGGGAACCCAAGGCGTAACGGGACCCACTGGACCTCAAGGATTTCAAGGAACTCAGGGTAATCAAGGAACTCAGGGTAATCAAGGAACTCAAGGCGTAACTGGACCCACTGGACCTCAAGGATTTCAAGGAACCCAAGGAACTCAGGGTGTTACTGGATCTACAGGTAATACTGGACCCACTGGGCGTACTGGACCTCAAGGATTTCAAGGAACTCAGGGTAATCAAGGAACTCAAGGCGTAACTGGACCCACTGGACCTCAAGGATTTCAAGGAACCCAAGGAACCCAAGGGTTTCAAGGAACCCAAGGCGTAACGGGACCCACTGGACCTCAAGGATTTCAAGGAACTCAGGGTAATCAAGGAACTCAAGGCGTAACTGGACCCACTGGACCTCAAGGCAATCAAGGTGTAACGGGACCAACTGGACCTCAAGGATTTCAAGGAACTCAAGGTAATCAGGGAACCCAAGGCGTAACGGGACCCACTGGATCTCAAGGCACTCAAGGCGTAACTGGACCTACTGGACCTCAAGGTAATCAAGGCGTAACTGGGCCTACAGGTAATACTGGACCAACTGGGCGTACTGGACCCACTGGACCTCAAGGATTTCAAGGAACCCAAGGGTTTCAAGGAACCCAAGGTGTAACGGGACCCACTGGATCTCAAGGAACCCAAGGAACCCAAGGGTTTCAAGGAACTCAAGGCGTAACTGGATCTACTGGACCTCAAGGAACTCAAGGTGTAACGGGACCCACTGGACCTCAAGGAACCCAAGGTGTTACTGGACCTACAGGCGTAACAGGATTCACTGGACCCACTGGATCTCAAGGCGTAACAGGACCTACAGGTGTAACTGGTTCTACTGGACGCACTGGACCTACTGGAAATCAAGGAACCCAGGGTAATCAAGGTGTTACTGGACCTACTGGAAATCAAGGTGTTACTGGACCTATTGGCCCTGCATCGAGCTTATCGGCAAGTCCATATGTGGTTCAAGGAAAACTAGGTGGTGATTTAACAGTCAGTGCAAATACGAACGATTACATCATTCCTTTTGTCAGTGATTTTGATCCGCAAAGCTGGTGGGTGAATGCAGGAACAGGAGGTACTAATCCATACACGAGTTCGGCACGAATTTTACCTACTGTAGCAGGGTATTATGAAGTTTCTATGGGAGGTTGGTGGGCATATGGTTCAACATCAAACAATCAAGATAACCTTCAAGCCATCAAGAACTCGAACTCCACAATCATGATCCTGCAAAATGCTATTCCAACGACCACTAACTCTGGTCTTTCAATGGGCGGAACCAAAATGGTCTATATGAATGGAACCACCGACTACATGAGTTTTACAGCATTCAGTGCAAACACTGGAGGACAAACTCTACAAGTAGGTAGTACAGCCACTGGACAAGGAACATGGTGTAGTATGCATTTGATTGCGTATGGAGCAGGATTTACAGGGCCTACAGGAGCAGGTGCTACAGGTCCAACAGGTGCTGCAGGGTCTGAAGGTCCAACAGGTCCTACTGGTAGTATTACAGGCGAGGTTCCATTTGATTTGATACCTACAGTAAGTGCTACATACAACCTTGGTTCTCCAACAAACCGTTGGAGGGATATATATGTAGGACCTGAATCAGTCTATATTGGAAACGCAAAGCTTAGTGCAGATGATGCTGGAAACTTAATTCATACTGCTACAGGAGGAACTCAAACCATATTGAATTCAAGTGGAGGATCCGGTGGGTTAACGCTGCAGTTGAACTACACGACACAAGCAACACCTACGGAAGGTGTAGTGACAACATTTGCTGGTAATAGTTCACAAGGAAATACAGATGGAACTGGAACAAATGCTAGTTTTGGAGGTTCATATGGTGCTGCATTAGATTCGTCGGGAAATGTGTATGTAGTAGATGCTGTCTACCATCGTATTCGCAAAATTACTCCTTCAGGTGTAGTGACAACTTTTGTAGGTGGTTCTGCGGGATTTCAAGATGGAACAGGAACCAATGCACAGTTTAATACTCCTTTTGGAATTGCGATTGATTCGTCTGGAAACGCATACGTAACAGATAGAAGCAACATCAGAATTCGTAAAATCACACCTGCTGGTGTGGTGACAACACTCGCAGGCGGTTCACAAGGAAGTACGAATGGAACTGGAACTAATGCAAGTTTTGATCGTCCTAATGGAATAGCAGTTGATTCAGCAGGAAATGTATATGTAGCAGATGCTAATAATCATCGCATCCGTAAAATCACATCAGCGGGCGTTGTTACAACGCTGGCAGGTAACTCATTTGGATATGTAGATGGAACTGGAACCAATGCAGGATTTGAGTATCCCTTCGGACTTTCAATAGATTCGTCTGGAAATCTATATGTAGGAGGAAACGGTGACCAACGTGTCCGTAAAATCACACCCGCAGGTGTAGTGACAACCTTAGCAGGAAGTGGAAGTCCATCTTCTGCGGGTGGAAATGGTTCATTTGCAAACGGAACCGGAACAAACGCAGCTTTTCAAAACCCTTGGGGAACCACAGTGGATTCAGCAGGAAATGTCTATCTAGCAGATGCTGGAAACAATCGCATTCGTAAAATTACATCTGCAGGCGTTGTAACAACTGTAGCAGGTTTCGGTTCACAAGGATTCGCCGATGGAACTGGAACGAATGCTATATTTTTCAATCCTAGTGCTTGTGCGGTCAATCCATCAGGAACAACCTTGTACGTAGTTGAACAAAACAACCCCCGTGTTCGCAAGATCGCACTTCCTTCAGGTGCAGATCCAAACACCTATATAGATACACCCTTTACTGGAACTCTTCTGACTAGCTTCAACCCTGCATTGACTTCAAGCACCATCACAATCCCTGCAGGAACGACTAACGCAAAAGTAGCCTCTTTCACGGTAGCAGCTTCAAGTTTGCCTCTCAAAACCTCAGTTACAGGTGTTTGGAGTTTGACGTTGTATGCTACAGTAGGATTATCAACCAGTCCAGCTTCCTTCTACTTCGAGGTAGTTGATGGTGCTACAACGGTTGCTACAGGAGCCACTACGACAAGTGTGAACCTTTCCAGTCCAATGCAGTTGTATAAGTCTAATTTGACTATTCCAGCTCGAACCTACAGCAGTGATTTAACCTTGAACATCTACGCTACTACACAGGCTTCCAGTTCAATGATTATTGGATTCAATGGATCTACCATATCGTATATCAATACCACCATTCCAAGTGTGGGTAATACTGGTCCCACAGGATTAGCAGGTGTAACAGGATCTACAGGACCTACCGGTGTTACTGGTCCCACTGGAAGAACAGGACCGACAGGAACTCAGGGTCCAACGGGATCTACGGGACCCACTGGTGTTACTGGACCGACAGGAACCCAAGGTGTTACTGGTCCAACAGGAACTCAGGGTTCAACAGGTGCTGCAGGTACCACAGGTGCCACTGGATCTCAAGGTATTGATGGCTTCTCAGGTGGGCTCACACTTCAGATGAACTACACAACTCAGACGTCTAGTGGAAATCCAACGATTACAACTCTTGCAACAGGATTTAACACTCCTAGTGGAGTTGCAGTGGATTCATCAGGAAATCTATATGTTGGAGATCAATCTAATAACAGGCTCTGTAAAATTAGTCCAGGAGGCAGCGTATCTGTATTAGCAACTGGTTTGAATCAACCTCGTGGAGTTGTTGTAGATCCATCAGGAAATGTGTATGTAGCAGATCAGGGTAACAATCGCATTGCTAAAGTCACATCTGGAGGAACTGTATCAACCTTTGCACTAATCACTCAACCTATTGGTGTTACATTAGATTCATCTGGAAATATGTATGTTGCTGGAAATAGTAGCGCAAGTAAAATCACTTCTGGAGGAACTGTTTCAACAATAGCAGGTGGTCTAACAAATCCATTTGGAGTCGCAGTAGATACATCAGGCAATTTATATGTTACAGAACTGAACCTTAACCGTATTTTGAAAGTCGTAATTAGTTCTGGAGTGACATCAGTCTATGCAGGTAGTGGATCGCAGGGAACTCAAGATGGACCAGGTACGTCTGCAACTTTCAATTGGGTTTATGGAATCGCAATTGATTCTGTAGGAAACCTATATGTTGCTGAATTTAATAATAATTCTTTGCGCAAAATTACAACGAATGCAACAGTTTCAACAATAGCAACTGGATTACCTAATGCTCGTGGAGTCGCAATAGATTCAACAGGGAATACCCTATATGTAGCGGATGCTACTAATAATGGTAGTATTCGTAAAATCGTACTTAGCGCAGACCCAAATACATATTCAGGTACAACCTTTACTGGAACTCTTCTGACTAGCTTCAACCCAAGTTTGAGCTCAAGTACGATTACCATTCCTGCTGGAACCACTAACGCAAAAGTAGCTTCTTTCACGGTAGCAGCATCATCTTTACCTCTTAAAACCTCTGTCACTGGAGTTTGGAGTTTAGTGTTGTACGCTACGGTAGGCTTATCCACTAGCCCTGCTTCCTTCTACTTTGAGATTGTGGACGGTGCCACAACGGTAGCTACAGGAGCTACTACAACCAGCGTAAACCTTTCCAGTCCTATGCAGTTGTACAAGTCTAATCTGACTATCCCTGCTCGAACTTATTCGTCTGATCTGACTCTGAACATCTACGCAACAACTCAAGCTTCAAGTTCATTGATTATTGGATTCAACGGTTCAACCATATCCTACGTGAACACCACCATTCCAAGCGTGGGTAACACAGGACCAACAGGTAACACAGGATCCACAGGTACAACTGGACCAACAGGAAGAACGGGTCCAACTGGTGTTACTGGATCTACAGGACCAACAGGTGTTACTGGACCAACAGGACCAACTGGTGTTACTGGACCTACAGGATCTCAAGGTTCCACAGGTAGTGCAGGTGCCACTGGTTCTACAGGAACCCAAGGGATTGACGGCTTTTCAGGTGGATTGACTTTGCAGATGAACTACACGACAGCACAACAATTTACATCTCAAGCTTCAGTTGAATTATTTGCAGGAAGTACTACCGAAGGATTTGCAAATGGCCCACGATTAGAAGCATTATTTAGATGGGTTGATGGACTTGTATTCGATACACAGGGAAATCTATTTGTAGTGGATGTTTTAAGTTCTCTAGTTCGTAAAATTGACACTTCTGGTATAGTTAGTACATTTGCGAGTGGATTTAATAATCCTCGCGGAATTACCATAGATTCGTCAGGACATTTATATGTTGCTAATAGAAATTCTAGCCAAGTTTGTAAAGTCACTCCTGCAGGTGTAGTTAGTGTGATAGGAAGCGGTTTCAACGTTCCTCGTGGTGTTGCCGTAGATAGTAACTTCAATGTATTTGTGGCAGACACTGGAAACAATCGCATTTGTAAGATTACTCCTTCAAACGTTACGACTGTATTCGCTGGAAATGGGTCAGCAACATTACAAGATGGTTCTGGAGCAAGTTCAAGTTTTAACCAGCCTTATGATGTTGAATTCGATTCGTCAGGGAATCTATATGTAGCTGACACAACTAACCACTGTATTCGCAAAATAACATCATCAGGCGTAGTGTCAACACTTGCGGGACAAACCACATTTGGTTCTAATGATGGAACGGGAACCAACGCGAAATTCTACTATCCTACAGGTGTAGCACTTGATTCATTGGGGAATGTGTATGTTGCAGATGGAGGAAACAGTCTTGTCCGTAAAATTAGTACTGGAGGGGTAGTATCTACTATAGCAACTGTTCCTAATTTCGCTGGAATTGCATTAGATTCGTATAGTAACATCTTTGTAGCTGACAATGGAGGTAATCGTATTAATAAGGTACAGCAATCAGCAACTATCGATCCAAACATCTATTCAGGAGCAGCATTGACTGGAACGCTTTTGACAACCTTCAATCCAAGTTTGAGTTCAAGTACCATCACAATTCCTGCTGGAACCACCAATGCAAAGGTAGCCTCCTTCACAGTCGCAGCAGCATCTCTTCCTCTAAAGACCTCAGTTACAGGAGTATGGACTCTCACACTTTACGCTACAGTAGGCTTATCTACTAGTCCTGCTTCGTTCTACTTTGAGGTCGTAGATGGATCCACAACGGTAGCCACAGGAACCACTACAACCAGCGTCAACCTATCCAGTCCTATGCAATTGTACAAGTCCAACTTAACGATCCCTGCTCGTACATACAGCAGTGATTTGACTCTCAACATCTACGCAACTACACAAGCGTCCAGTTCTTTAACTTTGGGTTTCAATGGATCCACCATATCCTACGTGAACACTACCATTCCAAGTATTGGTAATACAGGTCCTACAGGTGTTAATGGAACCACAGGTACAACTGGACCTACTGGTGTTACTGGACCCACTGGAAGAACAGGACCAACAGGTGTTACTGGACATACAGGAACTCAAGGTTCAACAGGTGTTACTGGACCAACTGGTGTTAATGGAACCACAGGCGCAACGGGTCCAATTGGAACGCCCATAGCCTTTGATGGTGGATCTCCTTCGTCTTCCTATACATACGGACCTGTGTTTGACTGCGGAAGTATACTTTAGTTTTATAGTTTCTGCTCAAATAACAATGCCTTACATCCAACTACAATTTAGGCGTGGCTTGTCCACCGATTGGACAAGTAATAATCCTACACTCGCCGCTGGCGAGATGGGAATTGAAACAAATACACAACAGTTCAAAGTAGGTGATGGAACCACCGCATGGAATAGCTTAGGATATGGTGGTATCATGGGTCCTACTGGAAACACCGGTGCTGCTTCAACTGTAACAGGTCCTTCAGGATCCATGGGTATAGATGGTTTCTCAGGTGGATTGACTTTACAGATGGATTATAGGACACAATCTATTAGAACAGGTGGAATTGTTACTACACTTGCAGGTAGTTCGGCAGGATTTACGAATGGAACCGGTACTAATGCACAGTTTAATAACAATGCCGGAATTGCAGTGGATTCATCAGGAAATGTCTATGTTGCAGATTGGTCAAATCATCGTATCCGTAAAATCACACCTTTGGGAGTAGTGACAACGTTTGCAGGTAGTGGAACTATTGGAACTACCGATGGAACTGGAACTAACTCACAGTTTTATCAACCTTCTGGAGTCGCAATAGATTCTTCTGGAACTTTGTATGTATCAGATCGTCTAAATCATCGTATTCGTAAAATCAGTCCTTTAGGTGTAGTCACAACACTTGCAGGGGGTTCACAAGGATTTGCGGATGGAACCGCTACCAATGCACAATTTAATCAACCTCTTCAACTCGCAGTGGATTCATCAGGGAATGTCTACGTAGCAGATTCATATACTTTCCGTTTTCGTAAAATCACGCCTGATGGTGTAGTGACTACATTAGCAGGTAGTAGTTCACAAGGAAGTACGAATGGAACTGGAACGAATGCTACTTTTCAACATCCAACTGGTGTTGCAGTTGATTCTTCTGGAAACTTGTATGTTGCTTCTTTTGCTAACGATATTCGTAAAATCACTCCTTTAGGTGTAGTAACAACTTTTGTAGGAAGTTCTACTGGTGGTTCTACAGATGGAACTGGAACGAACGCAACGTTGAGTCTTCCTTATAATTTAACAATCGATTCATCTGGAAATCTATATGTAAGTGACCTAGGCTCAAATCGTATTCGTAAAATTACACCTTTAGGAGTAGTCACAACAATTGCAGGTAATGGGAATGCAGGTTCTACAGATGGAACTGGAAGCAATGCAGAATTTAACTCTCCTTACGGAGTTGCTGTAGATTCAGTTGGAAACTTATATGTATCAGACCAGGCTGGCCATCGTATTCGGAAAGTTGTACTTCCTACAGGATTAGACCCTAATATATATTTAGACACTCCATTAACAGGAACCCTTCTGACTAGTTTCAATCCTGCATTAACCGGAAGCACCATCACAATTCCTGCTTCTACAACTAACGCTAAAGTAGCCTCCTTTACACTTGCTGCTTCAAGTCTACCTCTCAAGACTTCAGTGACTGGTGTTTGGACGTTAACACTCTACGCTACAGTAGGGTTATCTACCAGTCCTGCTTCGTTCTACTTTGAAGTTGTTGATGGTGCCACCACGGTAGCCACAGGAACAACCACTACCAGTGTGAATTTGTCAAGTCCTATGCAACTCTACAAGTCTAACTTGACCATTCCGGCAAGAACCTACAGTAGTGATCTGACTTTGAATATCTACGCAACTACACAAGCGTCCAGTTCATTGATCATTGGATTTAACGGTTCCACTATCTCCTACGTGAACACAACATTTCCAAGCGTTGGAAATACGGGTCCAACTGGAAACACTGGACCGACAGGAAATACAGGACCTACAGGCGTTACTGGTCCAACAGGAAGAACAGGACCTACAGGAACTCAAGGTCCAACGGGATCCACAGGCAACACAGGACCTACAGGATCTATGGGGATTGACGGCTTCTCAGGTGGATTGACTTTACAGATGAATTACACTACGCAACTTCCTGCAACGGCTGGAACCGTTACTACATTTGTCGGAAGTAGTGGAGGATATCAAGATGGAACAGGAACTAATGCAAAGTTTGAACAGCCAAACGGACTTGTATTTGATCAATCTGGAAATTTATATTCAATTGAATTTGGCGGATATGTTCGTAAGATCACTCCTCTTGGAGTGGTAACAACAATAGCAGGAAATTCAAATACAGGAAACAATGATGGAACAGGAACCAATGCTAGGTTCTTTTATGCAGATGGTATTACGATAGATTCATCTGGAAATTTATATGTAGCAGATGCATTCAACAATAGTATTCGTAAAGTCACACCTTTAGGAGTTGTTACTACATTCGCAACTGGATTCTATTTTCCTCGTGGAATCGCATGTGATTCATCAAACAACCTATATGTAGGTGATTATTACAATAATCGTGTATGTAAGGTAACACCTTCAGCTGTAGTGACAGTTCTGGCAGATGGATTTGATAGACCTTATGTAGGCACAGTAGATTCATCTGGAAATGTGTATGTTTCGGATACCAATAGGAAACTTGTCAAAAAAGTAAGCCCTGCAGGTGTAGTTACAACGATTGCAGGTCAATCCTATGTATCTGGATTTCAGGATGGAACAGGGACCAATGCACAGTTTGGTGGTCCTAGTCAAATGGCAGTGGATTCATCAGGAAATTTATATTTATCAGAAGGTACTCGAGTCCGTAAAATCACACCCCAAGGAGTAGTGACAACTGTGGCAGGTAGTGCAACGCAGGGATCTGATAATGGAACAGGAACCAACGCATCATTTGATTCTCTTCGTGGACTTGCGATTAATTCAACCGGTGATTCTCTCTATGCAGCAGACGTTTATGGTTATAAAATCCGTAAGATCGCACTCCCTTCTACTACAGATCCTAATACTTATGCAGGAACAGTTATCAATGGAACACTCTTAACCAGCTTCAATCCAAGTTTAAGTTCAGGAACAATCACGATTCCAGCAGGAACCACTAATGCAAATGTGGCTAGATTTACATTACCTGCCTCTTCCTTACCACTCAAAACATCCGTCACAGGAGTATGGAGCTTAGTCTTATATGCTACAGTAGGGTTATCTACCAGTCCTGCGTCGTTTTACTTTGAAGTGGTTGATGGCGCAACCACAGTCGCTACAGGAGTCACTACAACCAGCGTGAATCAATCCAGCCCTATGCAACTTTACAAATCTAACTTGACGATACCTGCTCGAACTTATTCGTCTGATCTTACTCTGAACATCTATGTCACAACTCAAGCATCTAGTTCATTGATCATTGGATTCAACGGTTCTACCATCTCCTACGTGAACACGACCATTCCAAGTGTTGGAAATACTGGGCCCACAGGTAATACAGGTCCAACTGGAAACACTGGACCTACAGGTGTTACTGGTCCAACTGGTGTTACTGGTCCAACAGGAAGAACAGGACCAACAGGAACTCAGGGTCCAACGGGATCCACAGGCAATACAGGACCTACAGGATCTCAAGGTATCGATGGTTTCTCGGGTGGACTCACACTACAGATGAACTATACTACACAAGTACTTTCGGATGGAGTTGTTGTGACAACATTAGCAGGTAGTACAGAAGGTGATTCAAACGGAACAGGAACCAACGCAAGGTTCTGGGGTGTAGGTCAAATCAGACTAGATTCATCTGGTAATTTGTATGTTGTAGATACCATTCCCAGTGTTATCCGTAAAATCACACCATTAGGAGTCGTCACTACTTATGTAGGAAATGGAACAGGTGGGCTTTTTTACTTTCCAAGTGGATTCGTATTTGATTCAGCTGGAAATTCGTTTGTTTCAGATGGTGTCAGCTGTCGTGTATATAAAATTACTTCAGGAAACGTAGTGACAACCTTTGCAGGTAGTGGAAACCGAACATTTGGGGATGGAACAGGAACCAATGCGAGTTTCGGCCGTCTTGGTAAACTTGCGATCGATTCTTCTGACAATTTGTATGTTGCAGATGGTGAAAACCAACGCATCCGTAAAATCACTCCTTCAGGTGTAGTGACAACATTTGTAGGAAATGGCACTGCAGGTTCTACCGATGGAACTGGTACCAATGCCACAGTTAGATGGCCTGCTGGAATGTGTTTTGATTCTTCTGGAAATATGTATATTGCGGACAATGATAATCATCGTATTCGCAAAGTCACACCTGCAGGTGTGGTGACGACATTCGTAGGTAGTGGAGTCTCAGGGTTTGCAGATGGAACAGGTCTCAATGCACAGTTCACTAATCCACAAGATATCACAGTACATTCGTCTGGAAATTTCTATGTAGCCGATGCAGGAACAAATCGTCGCATCCGTAAAATTACATCTGAAGGTGTAGTGACAACAATCGCAGGGAATGGGACACAGGCATTTACCGATGGAACTGGAACCAATGCAAGTTTTAGTGGACCTGGAGGAATTATAGTCAACTCAACTGAAACATTATTATATGTATCCGATGGAGGTTACCGAGTCCGTAAACTCACAATTCCTTCCAGTGTAGACCCCAATACGTATTCAGGTACAACCTTTACTGGAACACTGTTGACTAGTTTCAATCCAAGTTTGAGTTCAAGCACCATCACAATTCCTGCTGGAACCACTAACGCAAAAGTAGCATCCTTTACAGTCGCAGCAGCATCTCTACCTCTGAAGACATCAGTCACTGGAGTCTGGAGCTTAGTCTTATATGCTACAGTAGGCTTATCTACAAGTCCAGCATCGTTCTACTTTGAGGTCGTAGATGGATCTACCACAGTTGCCACAGGTACCACAACTACCAGCGTCAATCTATCCAGTCCAATGCAGTTGTATAAGTCCAACTTGACCATTCCAGCAAGAACCTACAGTACAGATCTGACTCTGAACATCTACGCTACCACACAGGCATCAAGTTCATTGATCATTGGTTTCAATGGATCCACCATATCCTACGTGAACACAACCATTCCAAGTGTTGGAAATACGGGTCCCACTGGTAATACTGGACCCACAGGAGCTGCAGGAACCACCGGTAATACGGGACCAACAGGATCCGCTGGAGTCACAGGCAACACAGGACCAACAGGACCCACCGGTAATACTGGACCCACAGGACCCACAGGATCAGCAGGAGTCACAGGGAACACAGGACCTACTGGAACTGCAGGAACCACTGGACCCGCTGGGTCTGTTTCAATTGGCGGATCCACAGGATTTGGAAATGTATTAACAGTCGCAACTGGTGGAACTGGAGGATTTGGAAACTCTAATTTAACGTTTATTGGAAATCAACTCAGTGTTAATGGTGGTCTGACCGTTAGCAATGGATTCCGTCCTTTGTATTCTAATGTTACAACCTCTAATTTAACGGTAGCCTCCAACTCATTTGGAACACACTACAATATTACCAACAGCGCGTTTTCATCGTTGACATTACCTACCATCAACTGGAGCAACGATTCCAATGGATACTGGGTGTTCCGCAATAACACATCTTCCTATTTATCTACGACGGTCACCTATACAACTGCTGGAACTTCTGCGCCCACGAATCCAGTGGTGATTCCACCTACAAACTCCGTTACAATTATGGTGACGTTTCCTAGCGGATCAACTTCCAACTATGTTTTGTTTTAAGAAAGGTAATGATCGGTTCGTCCAAAAGTCTTTCTGGATTTGACCCTAGAACAATACCTGGATGTCAAGTGTGGTTGGATGGAGCGGATCAAAGTTCAATGACTCTTTCTGGTTCAAATGTAACACAGTGGAGTGATAAGAGTGGGAATGGATTTAACGCTAATGCATACACAGGTGTAGCTGCTCCAGTTTATTCACAGAGCGCACGTACAATAACATTTAACGGAACAAACTATTTCTATACAAACTATCCCTCTAATCCAACGAACGAAAGTATCTTTATTATATTTAATAGTGCCTCTGTTAGTGCAGGTAATCTTATTGAAGGTAATAAACCATCTGGTGGAGGAGCAAGACAGATAGCATTTACAACAAGTGGGGGTAATTTTAATGCAAACGCTAGTGGAGTTACAGCTGGTCCGAGTATATCAGGCTATTTAACAGGTGTAACTTACATAGGTGAGTGCTTTATTACTTCTGGATCTACACAGCTATATATAAATGGTCAAAATCCAAGTTCTTCTGTATCATTGAGTTTTACAGCAGGAAACACAACAAATATTGGAGCTTTTACCACAAGTCAAAATGGAACCCCTAACTATTTATATAGTGGAACAATATCGGAGATTCTTATTTACAATACTGCGCTTGGAACAACTCAACGCCAACAAGTGGAAGGCTATCTCGCTCACAAGTGGGGGTTAGTTCCATATTATGATTCTTCAACTCCATTAACGATTCCTGGATGTCAGTTGTGGTTGGATGCTGCAGATCCAACATCAGTCTTATTTTCTTCAGGGAGCAATGTGAGCCGATGGAATGATAAATCAGGTCAAGGAAATCACTCGTTTGCCCTTGTATCTCCACGTCCAGATGTCACGTATAGTTCAAATAAAATTGTATTTAGTGCAGGAAACCAGAATGGTCTCTCAAACAGCACACTGACTTTGCCAGCAACATCATACTCTCTGTTTTCAGTGTTTTCAAACACAACCTCATCCTATGGGGGCTTTAATTATCCAGTATTTTCTGGATACGGTGGATCTGCAGCGTTTGGCGTCTTTGATACTACTGGAAATATCTATGTCGGTCCAAACCAAGCAGCGTTAACAACTCTCTCTCCAGCTGTATCAGCACTAGGTTCAACCGCTCTTTTATCGCTCACATCATCTGGTTCTTCTGGTACAACAGTCACTTTTCCGAATACAGGAGCTAATTTACAACAAAACACAGCAAACACTTTAACGGGACCTAGCACGGCTTCAAGTGCATTAACAGGAATTAGTTGTGTGATGGCAGGTGCCTATTTGGTAGCTGCTGGAAATCCAGGAATCCTTGGTTCTCTTTTGACACCCAATGCATCTGCAGGCATTTGGTATGCTGCAGTCTACGATAGTACAAATATAAAAATGGTAAGGCTTTCCTATACTCAAGGAACCCCTAATACAGTTTCAGCTACAGATGCACGATATGCTGTATTTAGTGCAGTACCAACAAATGCAAACATACAAGGCTATTGGGATAGTGGTACTAGTACAGACTATGCAAATACATCGAGTGCGAATGGTTATGGAGTACAATCACTTTTGTGGAGTGTGAGTGGAGCATCGGGTACAGTGACTCCCTATGTGAATGGTTCAGCTAAAACAACGATTTCAGCGGCAACTTTTCCATCAACTGGATATCGTTTATCAACGGGTGTAGCTGGTGCAGGTTTTATTGGATCGATTTCTGAAATTATTCTTTATAACTCTGCTCTCACCACCTCTCAACGTGAAACCATTGAACGATATCTTATGAAAAAATGGGCAATCGGAACTAACCCAACGATTCCTTCCACACATCCCTTCTCCTCCATTCGTCCTCATTTGCGAGCGTTTCAGCCAACGGATATAGATGGATGTCAGTTGTGGTTGGATGCGGCGGATGCTTCAACGGTTACACTAAGTGGTTCAAATGTAACACAATGGATTGATAAGTCTGGGAATGGAAATAACGCGACTCCATATTCAACTAGTCCACAACGTGTGGGAAATAGTGTTTTATTTTCAGGATCAAATGCTCTAAAGTGTGGAAAGTTCTTAACGTCTACAACTTATTCCGCATTTATTGTAAATAACTTTGCTTCAGGATTTAGCAATAATATATCACTCGGTTGTTGGAAAGTTCAATATGGAAGTTCTGTTATCTTTCAAGATGGTTCTATACGTGCTGGAGTTAATAATTCTGGTAATTATAATGTTGATGCATCTAATTCTACCGCAAGTTATACCACTAATCGTATTTATGGGTTAACACTGAGTTCATCTTCAACTCCTGGAAGTGCTTTTACATTTAATGGTTCAATTGACGGTTCAAATGTTTCACTTTCAGGAACATCAGCAAGTGGTAATGCAACTACATGTGCACAAGAATTGACAATAGGAGGATTAATGGAAGATAGCATTGCAAAGTATCAACTAAATGGGTATGTGTACGAAGTAGTTGTCTTTAATAGTGCTCTCACCACCTCTCAACGCCAGACCATTGAAGGCTATCTTGCTCACAAGTGGGGGTTGACTCCAACCTATGCTACAAACACACCGTTAACGATTCCTGGATGTACATTATGGTTGGATGGAGCGGATCCATTAGGAAATGGAGTTATTCCATCAGATGGAACTTCTATTTCGCCTTGGTATGATAAAAGTGTTTCAGGATATAATGCAATTATTGTTAATAACCCAGCAGTTCTAAAAAGAAATATTCAAAACTCAAACTCTGTTATGCGATTTAATTCAACTAGATATTCAGTTACATATCCATCATTTCCTTCTACAGGATATACTTTCTTTGTTGTAATGTATCTTTCTACAAACTCAGGAAGTTATCAACGAATCATTAATGGTTCATTCTCAGATCAATATCTTTTTATTGGAACTAACAGTGGATCTATAGCTACTTTTAATGGTAATGGAACATGGAATGATATTAATGCAAACTGGCCTCCTATAACCAACTTTCAAACTTGGCGTATTGTTACAGTTACGGTAGGTTCTTCTGTATTAACACCTTATGTAGATGGAACTAGACAAGATACAAAAACAGGCACAACAGCCGCTTTTTCAAACTTATATATTGGCGACAGTGGCCAACATTATTTCGGCGATATAGGTGAAATATTAGTTTATAACTCTGTCCTCACAACCTCTCAACGCCAAACCATTGAACGATATCTTGCACGCAAATGGGGATTGACTGTATCAGGACAGTTTCTATCCACACATCCGTTCAATAGGATTCCACCTGCAACATCCGCTCATTTTTCGCCAACGAGTATTACTGGATGTCAGATGTGGTTGGATGCTGCAGATCCATCCGTTGTCACGATCGCAACAGGTGTGAGTCAATGGAACGATAAGTCTGGGAATTCCAATAACCTAACACAATCAACTACAGGATCTCAACCAACTTATGCATCGAGTTTGATTACCTTTGCAAATGATAAATATCTAAACATCCCTGCAACTGTATTGAATAATTTACCCACATGGTCTTTGTTTTTTGTGATCAATCCAATCTCTACCTCAAACTGGATCATGTCAAGACAGAGAGACTTCGTGGATAGTTATAATATTCTTTCAATGACCCTTAGTTCAACTAACTATGGAGGAGTTCAATCAGGTTCCGCAGGATTTTTATACTGGCGTTCAATGAATGCTGGAACTCAGTTAGGTTCTTCAGACTCACTTGCTACATCCACTCTACAGACCTGTACTTTAACCTATGATGGAACCATTCTTTACTTTTACAAGAACGGAGAACTCAACCAAGCAACAACTGGATCATTCGCAATTCAAAATCAAACGAGTCCAAATACATATACTCTTGGTGCTTTGATTTATCCATCAGGAATAGCGAATCCAGGTGTTACGAATTTTAGATTGGGTGAAATGATCAGCTACAATACATTCCTAACAACCTCTCAACGCGAAAGGGTTGAAGGTTATCTGTCACATAAATGGGGACTCTTAAGTTCTCTTTCTTCAATAAATCCATACAAAACATTACCTCCTATCTTTCCACCTATAATCCAATATAACATAATTGCGACTGGAGGAACGATTGTATCCGCTGCTGGAACTACCTATCATGTATTTAGAACTTCAAGTAGTTTTGTTGTCAGGAGATCTGTAACTGTAAACTATCTAGTCGTTGGAGGTGGTGGTGGAGGTGGAGACAGACATGGAGGTGGAGGGGGTGCTGGAGGTGTACTATCAGGAAACTGGAGTGCAAGTGCAGGAACGTATATAATTACAGTCGGTGCAGGGGGTCAATATGGATCAACAAATGAAGGTGGACAAATAGCCTATGGGACCCCAAATGGATCTGGTACTAAAGGTGGAGATTCACTTCTTTCAGGGACTGGTATCTCTATAACAGCCTATGGAGGGGGTGGTGGAGGTTCCTATGACGGAAATCCAAGTGGAACTGTGGGTTCAGGTGGAGGTGGTGGTGGACAAAATTTATCAGGAGTAGCAGGAACAGCAGGTCAAGGAAATGCAGGCGGTTCAGGATCAAATCCAGGTGCAGGAGGAGGAGGTGGCGCAGGTGGCGCAGGTGTTGCTGCGAATACAGGTACAGGAGGAGTTGGAACTTCATCGTATAGTACTCATTTACTAGCTGTTGGTTATGGAACTACGTTTGCAGTACCTACATCACCGAATACAGTTATATCCGGTGGAGTGGCCTATATTGCAGGAGGTGGAGGTGGTTGTGCAGGAACTTCACCTGGTCCAGGTGGAAGTGGAGGACTAGGAGGTGGAGGAAGAGGTGATTGGGCGGATGCCAATATTACAACAGGAACTCCAAATACAGGAGGCGGTGGAGGGGGTACACGTTCACATCCTGATTCTTTACAAACAACAGGTCGAAATGGTGGTTCAGGGTTAGTTCTTGTTTGGTATTAAGCCTTAGACACATGAATCCTCAACATGTTTCCCAAGAAGGAAAAGGAAACACTGATTCCAGGCATCAGCGAACGAATTGTATCCAAAACTGTATCCAAACTACTAGGTGTTAATAAATAGTTTAAATAGTTCATTGCGTCTCGCATGACTCCATCCGAGCAATAGGTTGGTGGAGTCACATCGAATACTTGAACCACAAAGATCGGAGGAAATCCAAGTCCTGCCCATTGAAAGAGTTGAGGGCGATATTGCTCTCGTGTAGGATTCAACAATCCAGACAATGAAGCACGATCTGTTGCTTCCTTTGCAACCACAACCATATGACTTTGCATGAGTTCGTCCAATGTTGCTATACTAGGAGGTTCAACAGGTCCTGTAGCAGCAGTTGGAAACATGGATAAATCCGGTCCTGTTGTTCCGGTGGGTCCGGTGGGTCCTGTTTCTCCTGTGGGTCCTGTTGTTCCGGTGGGTCCTGTTTCTCCTGTGGGTCCGTCCATTTGTTCATCTGCTTGATTTTTAAAGCGCGGAAAGAACAAGATGTCGACTCCTGGAATTCAGGGAGCTCCAGGTCCAATGGGTCCAATGGGACTTCAAGGACCCCAAGGTGTTACTGGAACTACAGGGCCTCCAGGTACAGGTCCTACAGGTCCGCAAGGTACTATAGGTCCTCCTGGAACTGGACCAACGGGTCCTCAAGGTACTATAGGTCCTCAGGGTGTTACTGGTCCTCAAGGCTTAGGAGCTCAGGGTCCTCAAGGTAATGTAGGTCCTCAGGGTGTTGCAGGATCATTTGCAGCAAAAGGCGATCAAGGAGCCACAGGACCTCAAGGAGCTCCAGGTCCTATTGGTCCTATTGGTCCATTAGGACCCATGGGAGTTCGTGGAATAGATGGTTCTGCTACAAATACAGGTGCTACTGGACCTAAGGGTGCTTCAATCGTAATTAAAGGAAATGTTCCAAGTATAGGATCTCTACCCAGTTCTGGAAATTCAGTAAATGATGCATATCTTGTTACAAGCGATGGTCATTTATGGGTATGGACTGGTTCGGCATGGTTAGATGTAGGACAATTTGCAGGAGCTACTGGAACTCAAGGACCTGCTGGAAACAATGGCGCTCAAGGACCTACTGGACCTCAAGGTACTAATGGTACAATTGGGTTTGATGGAGCCACAGGAAAAACAGGATCCACAGGACCTCAAGGACTTCAAGGGCCTACTGGACCTCAAGGACTTCAAGGATTTCAAGGATTTCAAGGAGATGTTGGACCTGCTGGACCTTCTAATGGACCTACTGGATCCGCTGGAAACACTGGACCCACTGGTAATACTGGGCCCACCGGACCTACAGGTATCACTGGAAATACAGGATCTACTGGTGTAACTGGACCCACAGGTAATACTGGACCGACCGGACCTACAGGTATCACTGGAAACACTGGACCCACAGGTAATACTGGTCCCACTGGACCTACTGGAAATACTGGACCCACAGGTAATACTGGACCTACTGGTGTCACTGGGTCCACAGGTAATACTGGTCCAACAGGTAATACTGGACCTACTGGTGTTACGGGTCCTACTGGAAATACTGGACCTACAGGAAATACAGGACCGATCGGACCTACTGGACCTCAAGGTGTAGACGGTCAGCAGGGTGTGATGGGTCTTCAAGGAACAGCAGGAGTTACTGGACCTCAAGGATTTCAAGGACCTGCAGGCCCTGCTGGAGGTGGAACTGGAGGAGGTGGAGATGGAGCTACAGGACCTACTGGACCCGCTGGAGGTGGAACAGGTTTTACAGGACCTACTGGACCTCAAGGTACTAATGGTACAATTGGTATTGACGGAGCCACAGGACCTCAAGGAGTTCGAGGATTTCAAGGATTCCAAGGAAATCAAGGTGTAACTGGACCCACTGGAAATACTGGTTTTACTGGACCTGAAGGAGTTCGAGGATTTCAAGGATTCCAAGGAAATCAAGGTGTAACTGGTCCCACTGGAAATCAAGGAATTCAAGGGTTCCAAGGATTCCAAGGCAATCAAGGTGTCACTGGACCGACTGGAAATCAAGGAATTCAAGGAATTCAAGGTAATCAAGGACCCACTGGAAATCAAGGAATACAAGGGTTTCAGGGCAATCAAGGTGTCACCGGACCCACTGGAAATCAAGGAATACAAGGGTTTCAGGGCAATCAAGGTGTCACCGGACCCACTGGAAATACGGGTCCTACTGGAAATACTGGACCTCTAGGTGCTTCAATTACAATCAAAGGTAGTGTTGCAAACTTTGCTTCTTTGCCTACAGGACCTACTGGAAATTCAGTTAATGATGCATATGTTACTTCAAACAATGGTAATTTGGCGGTTTGGACTAGTGCATTAACATGGGTAAATGTAGGTCAGTTTGTAGGACCTACTGGAGTTCAAGGATTTCAAGGATCTCAAGGAAATCAAGGTGTCACTGGTCCTACGGGAAATCAAGGATTTCAAGGCAATCAAGGTGTTACCGGACCTACTGGAAATACTGGTGCAACAGGTAATACTGGACCCACTGGTCGTACAGGACCTACTGGAAATACTGGACCTCAAGGACTTCAAGGATTTCAAGGATTCCAAGGAAATCAAGGTGTTACTGGACCGACTGGAAATCAAGGATTTCAAGGAACTCAAGGTGTCACTGGTCCTACTGGAAATACTGGCCCAACTGGAAATACGGGTCCAACTGGAAATACCGGACCCACTGGACCTCAGGGATTTCAAGGCAATCAAGGTGTAACTGGACCCACAGGTAATACTGGTGCTACAGGTGTTACTGGGCCGATCGGACCTACAGGACCTCAAGGTGTAGATGGTCAGCAAGGTGTGATGGGTCTTCAAGGAACAGCAGGAAATACAGGACCTCAAGGATTTACAGGTCCTCAAGGAATTTCAGGTGCATCAATAGTACTTAAAGGCAATGTTGCAACTTCCGCAAACTTACCTAGTTCTGGAAATTCATTGAATGACGCATACCTTGTTACAAATACTGGTAATCTATGGGTTTGGAATGGAACAGCGTGGTCAGATGTAGGCCCATTTGCTGGAGCTACAGGTCCTCAAGGACTTCAAGGTAATCAAGGTGTCACTGGATCTACAGGTGTTACAGGAGCCACTGGACCTCAAGGTACTAATGGTATAATTGGTGTTGATGGAGCCACAGGAAAAACAGGACCTACTGGAAATACCGGACCTCAGGGACTTCAAGGATTTCAAGGAAATCAAGGTGTTACTGGACCAACTGGAAATCAAGGAATTCAAGGATTTCAAGGATTTCAAGGCAATCAAGGTGTCACTGGACCCACTGGAAATCAAGGATTTCAAGGTAATCAAGGTGTTACTGGTCCAACTGGAAGAACAGGTCCTCAAGGACTTCAAGGTGCATCAATAGTGCTTAAAGGTAACGTTGCAACTTCGGCAAACTTACCTAGTTCTGGAAATTCAGTGAATGACGCATACCTTGTTACAAATACGGGTAACCTATGGGTATGGACTGGAACAGCGTGGTTAGATGTAGGCCCTTTTGCTGGAGCCACTGGACCTCAAGGACTTCAAGGATTCCAAGGGTTTCAAGGTGTCACTGGATCTACTGGAAATACTGGACCTCAAGGGCTTCAAGGATTTCAAGGAACTCAAGGTGTTACTGGACCCACAGGTAATCAAGGTCCCACTGGACCTCAAGGATTTCAAGGTAATCAGGGACCTACTGGACCTCAAGGATTTCAAGGTAATCAAGGTGTAACTGGATCTACTGGAAATACTGGACCTCAAGGACTTCAAGGATTTCAAGGATTTCAAGGGTTTCAAGGAAATCAAGGTGTTACTGGACCTACTGGAAATCAAGGATTTCAAGGAACTCAAGGTGTAACCGGACCTACTGGAAACACGGGTCCAACAGGTAATACTGGACCAACAGGTAATACTGGACCCACAGGCAATACTGGTCCTACTGGCGTTACTGGACCGACTGGTAATACTGGACCTACAGGTAATACTGGGCCTACTGGTGTTACTGGACCGATCGGACCTACAGGACCTCAAGGCGTAGATGGTCAGCAAGGTGTAATGGGTCTTCAAGGAACAGCAGGAAATACAGGTCCTCAAGGAGTAACTGGACCTCAAGGAGTAACTGGACCTTCTGATGGACCTCCTGGACCTACTGGAAATACTGGACCCACTGGATTTCAAGGGTTTCAAGGTACTACTGGACCTCAAGGATTTCAAGGGTTTCAAGGTAATCAGGGACCCACTGGATATGAAGGAACTCAAGGTACCACTGGAGCCACAGGACCTCAAGGATTTAGAGGGTTTCAAGGATTCCAAGGAGTAACTGGACCTGCATCAGGACCTCAAGGACCTACAGGACCTGAACCTACAACTACTTCTTGGACTTCTGGAGATTATAGTTTAACTCTCACAAGTAGTGGCTTACTTTTCTCAAATTCTTCAAGTAGTTCATCTGGATATTTCACACTTGCTAGTGGCGGTATTCTTCTTTTTGGCGGTCAAGAATTTTCATTTAAAACTGGTTCATAATTTTCAAAAAACAAGTGGCGTGAAAGATTAAGATGAGTAGCTTTCTTTCACGCTACACTCCAGGTGTTGGAATAACAACCTGTGCCCCTAATTTTTGTGCTGGACCTCAAGGACCTCAAGGACCTATGGGAAATCAAGGACCGACTGGACCTACAGGATCTACAGGAGCAACTGGACTTCCAGGAACTGCTTTAAATACTGGACCCACTGGACCTCAAGGTCCTTCAGGAACAGTTGGACCTACTGGAAATACGGGACCCACAGGTCCATTTGGAGCTGCCGGAGCTACAGCTGGTCCCACTGGTAATACAGGTGTTACAGGACCTACAGGTGTTCCAGGATTTACTGTTAATACAGGTCCTACGGGTCCTACATCTTCGTTTACAGGTCCTACAGGTCCAACTGGACTCCCAGGTAGTTCGACTCTTACAGGAGCTACAGGCGTAACAGGTGTAAGAGGTCCTCAAGGATTTCAAGGCGCACAAGGACCTCAAGGACCTACAGGAAGAACAGGTTCGACTGGAGCTACAGGTGTTCAAGGTGTAGCTGGAAGTACAGGAGCAACTGGAGTTACAGGAAGTCAGGGACCTCCAGGATTTGCAGGACCAGTAGGTGCAATTGGTCCATTTGGTCCTACTGGTGGACCTGGACCCACTGGAAACACAGGACCTACAGGTATAACAGGACCAACTGGTAATTCAAATGGACCTACTGGAAACACTGGACCCACTGGAGCTACAGGGTTTCAAGGATTCACTGGACCCACTGGATTTCAAGGACCTATTGGGTTTCAAGGATCTACTGGAACTACAGGTGTTACTGGACCCACTGGACCTCAAGGATTTCAAGGACCTATAGGGAATCAAGGCCCACAAGGACCTATTGGAGCTGAAGGACCTCAAGGACCTGAAGGACCTCAAGGACCATTGGGAACTCAAGGACCTCAAGGATTTCAAGGATTTCAAGGTGTAACTGGTCCAACCGGAAATACTGGTTTTACTGGACCTACTGGAAATACCGGACCTACAGGTGTTACAGGGCCAACAGGTAATACTGGACCATATAATACACCAACTCTCTATACTGGATCTGTTTCGTTTACAACATTAGCATCTGATGCAGCTTCAACCAGCAGTACTCTCACAACAAGTGTACTTAATAGTAAAAAACTGATCATCCAAGGATTTTCTCCTGCAAGTGTTACAGCAATTGCTGGAATAATCTCTTTAACTCCAGCTACAGGAGGTACATATTGGACAGTTACAATGACTGCTTTAGGCACTGGAACTACTACAAGTACTACTTATACAATTTCTTATTATGGTATTTCATAAGTAGAATGTACGTATCGTACTCACCACGAACCACAACTGGTTGCGAAATACCGGTTCGTTATATTTCAGGAGCACAAACAGGTCCTACTGGAGATATAGGAAGTTCTTCATTTACAGGTCCAATTGGAAGGGGAGGAGTTACAGGCCCACGAGGAATGTCAGCAGGAACTGGACCCACAGGATCGCGAGGGCCTACAGGTATTTCTCCTAGAGGCGCAGTTGGACCTTTAGGAAATACGGGTCCTACAGGTGTTGTTGGTCCTACAGGTCTTAGGGGACCTACTGGACGAACAGGACCTACAGGTGCAACTGCAGATACTGGAGCTACTGGAAATACAGGTCCGACTGGAAATACAGGTAGAACAGGTCCTAGAGGTATCTCTGGAACTACAGGATCTACAGGTCCAACTGGACCCACAGGAGATAGAGGAACAACTGGAAAAACAGGATACCGAGGAGTTACAGGTGTAGTGGGTCCTACAGGAGGAAGAGGTCCAACTGGACCCACAGGTATTGCTCCAACAGGTCCTGCAGGTCCTATGGGATTACAAGGAACTCCTGGAAGCACAGCAGGTACTACTGGAGCTACTGGACCTACTGGTTATCCAGGTGTTACAGGGCTTACAGGTGTAACTGGTCCTACTGGAAATCAAGGACCGTTTCTTGCTGGTTCAGGTAATACTGGTGTAACTGGTCCTATTGGAGTTCAAGGACCTACTGGACCTCAAGGGTCACAGGGACCCCAAGGAGTTCAAGGACCCACTGGTCCTCAAGGACCACAAGGACCCCAAGGGCCACAGGGACCTACTGGAACTACTGGATTTAAAGGACCTGAAAGTACAGTTGAAGGACCCACAGGAATCAATCCAACTGGACCTACTGGATTTCAAGGACCCACAGGAGATTCAGGTAGTCTTGCTAGAGGATTTAGAGGGTTTCAAGGAGATATTGGACCTACTGGAAATACCGGACCCACTGGAAACACTGGACCCACTGGATATACAGGTAACTCTACTGGACCCACTGGAGAAACAGGACCTCCTGGACCACCTACAATAACTAATTCTTCTGTCACAATTACTTCAGAAACTATTGAATATGAGTATTATCACGCATTCTTTACAACAAATACCGGTATTGATATAACCAGTCCTTTATGGATCAATGGATTTAGTTTTGAAAGTATATCTGGATTTGGTGGAGTTCCAAGAATTGTTTCATTATATGCAATTAAGGTAGGTAGTACATGGTTTATAGAAGGGTATTTCTATGTTTCATTTGAAGATATAACTGGTTATAGTTTAAGGATCTATTATGGATACATTTAATAATATGGACTACTTCCTAACACTTGAACATTGGACTTCCATTGTTAGGAAAATTAAGGATGAAGAGCTGAACTATGATGTTTCCGCCTACAAAACAGGACAACTTGCAAAGGAAATCTTAACTTTTATTCGAAGTTCACGATTTCGCCAAATTGTTTTGTTTCGCGAGAAACGAGGTGAAGAATATGAACGATTTGTAGAAAAATTGAATTTAATCTACGATCCTGAAGCAGTTAAACGAATTCTAGACAATGATGAGTTCTGGGAAGCCTGTTTTTCTCTTCGGTCCTCTTAATGGAAACGATTGCGACCGAATGGATGGAATGGGCAGTTCATAAAGTTTTATTTTGGGAAGAAGATCCTGTAAGAAAAGGTAAGATTGTCCGATACATTCATGATTTTATGAGCAATGCTTTGATTATTCTGATTGTGATTTCACATACATTATATCCTGCTTTTTGGCTACAAACAGTCATCTTATGTATTTGTATTCTCGTATGGCTTCAACATATTGCATGTAATGGTTGTGTTGTTTCCAAAGTTGAACAGAAACTAATTGGAGATACACGAAGCTTTGCGACACCTATTTTAGAAGTCTATCATATTGAAGCTACTAAAGAATTGACTTCTGCATTGATTATCTTAGGTAGTAGTGTGTCAGTCTTTTTCTTAAGTCTTGAATGGTTTGCAAGAGTTCATCATAAACTACTTCCACTTTTTACATATGGTATGTCTCGTATCAAACAAAACGGAATAGTCTTCACACAAGAGTAAGAGGTATTAAACATGGGCGATACAATTGTAGGCGTTCAGTTCGGCATTGCAAATCCTGAAAATCTCATCAAGCGTTCCGTGGTAGAAGTTACCACCGATAAGACCTATCAGAACAATCAGCCCATTGCGAATGGAGTATTTGACTCCCGTTTCGGTGTGATTGAAAATGGCAAGGTATGCCCCACCTGTAAGCAAACTAACCAGTTCTGTCCAGGACACTTTGGACATATTCGTTTAGCTCGCCCCGTCTACCTCTATCAGTTCTTTGATATGGTTGAAAAGTTAGCAAATGTGATCTGTCTCAACTGTTCTAAGATCCTTGCGAATGAAGAAGTTGTTGCATCTCTCAAGTCTACAGGTCTCTCTCGTTTCAAAGAAGTTCGTGATCTTCGCCCAACTCCTCGTAAGGATGAAGTTCTTCAATGTCAACACTGCGAAACTCCGATGTTCAAAAAGATTGCAAAAGTTATTGGAAAGGCCGCTACACTAGAAGGTCAATCTGTTTCTGAAGGTACAGAGCCAGTTGCAATCCAGCCTGAAATGATCCTGCGTGCCTTCCAGCGTATGACGGATGAAGACTGCAGATTAATTGGGTTGAATCCTGAGTTCGCTCGCCCTGAGTGGATGATCTGTACCGTTCTAGCAGTGCCTCCTTTGACAGTTCGTCCATCCGTAGTGATGGATGATAATCAACGAATGGAAGATGACTTGACTCACAAGCTCATTGACATTTTGCGAGCGAATGACAAAGTTCGTGAAAAGATTGATAAAGAAGAATCTGCAGAAGTGTTGGATAAATATACTGCAAAGCTTCAGTATGATGTTGCAACCTATGTGGATAACGACATTAAGGGTCTTGAACCATCAGCTCAACGATCAGGTCGTCCCTTGCGAACTCTTAAGTCTCGTTTTGGAGCTAAGACAGGGCGTGTGCGTGGAAACTTGATGGGTAAGCGTGTTGATTTCTCAGCTCGATCCGTCATTACACCGGATGCGAACATTGAGTTGGATGAATTGGGTGTTCCTGAAGAGATTGCGATTAACTTAACATTCCCAGAGATTGTCAGTCCTTACAATCGTGATCGTCTACTTGGATATGTCAAGAATGGACCCGATAAGCATCCTGGTGCAAAATCTGTCTACTTGAAAGCCGATGATCGTACAGTCAGTCTGCGATATGTGAATCCAGATACAATTGATATTCGTGAAGGTGATGTAGTCCATCGTCATCTGATCCACGGAGACATTGTGCTTTTCAACAGACAACCTTCTCTTCACAAGGCATCTATGATGGCACATCGCGTAGTGGTTCTACCCTATTCAACATTTCGTCTCAATGTTTCAGCTACTCGTCCTTACAATGCTGATTTTGATGGTGATGAGATGAACATGCATGTTCCTCAAAGCATTGCATCTGCTACTGAACTACGATACATTGCAAGTGTACTTCGTAATATTGTCAGTCCAAGAACCAACAGTCCGATCATTCAGCTGTTTCAAGATACGATGACAGGAGCGTATCGTATCTCACAACCAGGAGTCAAGGTTCCTGAACCAATCGCAATGAATATTCTTGCAAGACTCAAACTTCCCTTCGTTCGTAAGGGAGTTCCATGGACTGGCTCTGAACTGATCTCAGCTGCATTTCCAATGATGAACTACAAGGGTCGTATTAACTTGAAGAATGGTCAGTTAGCCGATGGAAACATTCTACAAAAGGGCGGTGTCAGTGGTCTTCTCCATGTAGTGTACACTGACTTTGGACCTGAGCGATGTGGTCAGTTGATCAATGACATTCAATCCATTGTCACACAATACAACTTATATACTGGTTTCTCAGTCGGTACTTCAGACTTGATTGCGAATCAACCCACTCGTGAGTTCGTAGCTGAACAGTTGAAGAAGGGCCGAGATCGTGTGGCTGAAATCTTGTCCGCAGTTCATTCAGGACAGTTTGTGAACTTACAAGGTCTTTCAGATGGAGAGCAACTTGAAGATGATATCTCATCCGCTTTGAAAGAGGTTGCTGCGAGTATTAACACGAAGGTGATTGGATCACTGGACAAAGCAAATCGCATTGTTCAGATGGTTGATTCGGGATCTAAGGGAGGTGAGCAGAACATCACACAGATGGTTGCTTTGCTTGGACAGCAGCTCATTGAAGGTAAGAGAGTTCAGTACACACTCCAAGACAGAACACTACCTCACTTTGCAAGATATGATGACGGTGTTGAATCACGAGGATTTGTTCAACATTCCTTCGTGGATGGTCTCATGCCAGCTGAGTTCTTCTACCACGCACAGGCAGGTCGTGAGGGATTGATTGATACGGCTGTCAAAACTTCAGATACAGGATACATTCAGCGTCGTCTGATGAAGTCTATGGAAGATCAGCATGTAGAACACGATGGAACAGTTCGAAATGTAACAGGATCAGTTATTCAGTTTGTGTATGGTGAAGATGGAGTAGACACAGTGGCTGTTGAGTCTCAAACCTGTGAGCTAGCACTGATGACATTGGAGAACATCTACAAAGAGTACGCTCTGTCTCCTGAAATTGTAAATGATTTCTTGACAACATCTGTAACTGATACACCAGACATGGTTGAAGAGTTGATTGCCGACCGTGAAATGCTTGTCCGATCTGTCTTCCGATTCAGAAAGAATGATACAGTGTTAGCACCTGTTCATTTGAAGCGTCTGATCACAAAATATGAGAATCCTTACTCAACGAAGACAGATTTGACTCCTGCATATGTTGTTGGGGCACTCAATACATTCATGAAGACATTCCCATATAATAAGGTCTTCCACACATTGCTGAGATACTACTTGGCACCCAAGAAGGCGATCGTAACTCATCGTCTCAGTCAAGCATTGTTTGATGAACTGATGCGTGATATCAAATATCGATACATCAAGAGTCAGACTCATGCAGGTGAAATGGTAGGAGCACTTGCAGCTCAATCCATTGGTGAACCTACTACACAGTTGACCTTGAACACTTTCCACTCTGCTGGAACAGCCAAGGCCAATGCGACTTCAGGTGTACCGCGTATTGAAGAGTTATTATCAGCATCTGCAAATCCTAAGAGACCTGGTAATACAGTCTATCTTCGTCCAAATATCTCCAGTGATCAAGATGCAACCATTTCAACTATGAAGGAAATTCAGCGTACAACTTTGAGAGACATCACGAAATCTGTTCGTATCTACTATGATCCACCAGCAAATGGTACTGTAGTTGAAGAAGACGCAGAGATTCTTGACTTGTATCGTCAATTCACAGTTGCACAAGGAGAGACATGCGAATCGCCTTGGATTATGCGTATTGAACTAAATGATACCGAACAAGCAGCTCGTGATATCTTAGATCTTACTAAAGTTGTAACTAAACTTAAGAATGAGAAATCATTAAAGATCATTAATTGTATTCACTCAGATTCATCGGCACAAAAAATCATTCTTCGTATCTCCTTTGATGCGAATGTAGTCAAGAACCCAACCATGTTACGATTCTTGGAAGACAAGGTACTCGATACAGTCTTGACAGGAGTTCCTGGTGTAGGTGGAGTTCACTTGCGAAAGGTGAAGAATGAATTAGTGTACGATGAGAAAGTAGCTGGATATTCGCAGAAGGAGCAATATGTTCTAGATGTAGATGGAACTAACTTGTACGAACTTATGGTGTTTCCAGATGTAGATGGAACTCGTACATTCTCAAATGACATTCATGAAATCAATGATGTCTTTGGAATTGAAGCGGCACGATTGGCGATCTTTGAGGAATGCTCAGAGGTCTTCGTTCAGGAAAAGGTCAACTACCATCATCTAAGTGTGCTAGTAGACAGCATGACATTCTCAGGACGCATTGTAGCTGTCAACCGATTTGGAATGAATAAGAATGAGACTGGAGTTCTAGCTAGATCTTCATTTGAAGAGACTAGCAAGAACATGTTCAATGCTGCAATGGGTGCTGAGTTTGATACGATGAGAGGTGTATCAGCAAACATCATGTTCGGTCAGAAGCCACCTTGCGGTACAGGATTTGTAGACATCCTTGTAGATGAATCACGACTACCAGATGGATTGGATGAAGAACCAGAAGATAAGACATTAGAAGAAGTCAATCAGCGATTAGCTTCCTTACCTGAGAGTGAATGTCGGCTTGAAGACATCTTGATGGACTGGTAGTTTTAAAAAAGACGCAACTTACGATATGTCTTACGCCTCTTTGATCTGCTCTTTTTTGAGTTACGACGTCTAGATCCTCCAAATCTAGAATTAGGTGATTTTCTTAAATTAAGAAGAATTTCAGCACCTTGTAAATCTTCTTCAGTCCAAGCTCTTCTTTCTTCTGGCGTTACTACATAGCTAAATGGTTCGTCTTTAGCAACTTCTTGGTCCTCAGTATTTAATGGAACAATAACTGGATCTGCCTTATATATTGCATTTGATATGTCTTCTGATGATTGAATATCAGTTTCATACCATATTTTGTCTAATTCTTTATCAATTCTTCCCAATAAATTGGCATAGGCTGATAGAACAACTAACTTGCTACCAAACTCTTTAAGTTTTGCATTAATAAAGCTTACAATCGGTTGAAGTTTTTTTTCCATGTTTCCAAGTTGAAAATTAACAAAATCTTCTTCTTTTTTATATTTTTTCTTCAATATTTCTCGAAGTGGACCGCTATCTTTTCGTGTTGAATTAAAAATTGAACTAAGTAATGATTTAATTTTTGTTGTATCTATTTGAACACTTCTATCTGGAGAAAGTGAAAGTAAGACCATTGAGCTCTTTACTTGATTACATACCGTATGTGCCCAGTCGTATTCTGAACTAATAAACTTTTTATAATCAGGATCTTCTATAAATTTCCTCTTGTCATCCGGATTATATAAACTCCACAACATAACACCTTGCGCAATCGGTAGAATGTGTTCACATTGTGCAGCAAGTCCAGCCTCTTTCTTCGTTACTTTTGTTGGTATTCCTTCTCCACAGATCCAACAGGGGTGTTTATCTGTAAGTGGTAAAACTGTATTTTTGCATTGAACAGGTGGAGATGTTAATTCCCATATATCTCGGATCTTCAGAAGTCTTTGTGAACCATCACTATGCTTTCCAGTTCCTGAGCGTACCCATTTATCAAGCACAACTTTTGGAAAAACTAACTTAGCAAGGGCTGTGGGTTTCATTGTAAAAATACTTGATAACGAGTCCTGCTTTGTTTGATCAACAACCTCATTATCCTCACCCTCATCGTCTTCAACTATTTTTTTTATTATTTTTTGCTTAACCTTATCTTCCTTTTTTGGTAGTTTTGATTCTTGTTGTTGTGGTTGTGGTTGTAATCTTTTACGAGTTTCCATTATTACTTACTTACCACAAAGAAATCACCAAAGCTTGAGCTTACGACGACCACCCAATATGCTAGTAGGAGCTGCAGGTGTATTCAAAAAGAACGCATAGAACGGATAGTAGAAGGTCGCAAAGAAGAAGTCCAGGATCGCCCAACCGACCGACCCGTACTTCGCATAGGATAGACTAGCGGCTCCCAAGTGCCAGACGAATAAAAAGATTATAGTGAAAATCATACTAACAATACCCAAACCTGCAGCTGTGCTAGAGTCTGTTTTTGTTTCAGAACCAGCTGCAGCAGTTGGATTGGCATTCGCAGGGGTTGACGAGGCTGCTGTGGAGGACATCTTTAGTAAATAATAAGGAAACAAAGTAATGGTCAACTTATCCTTTCAAGAACTTGCTGAAATAAAACCTCAATCTCTTCCTGCTGCAAGTTTGGAAGCGTTATATTCTATACGCAATCGGCTCTGTAATTCAGCTGGAAGTGAATATACACTTCAACCCCAGCAGAAACTGCTTAGGCGTATCTTATCACCCGATTCTCCGACACGAAACTTGTTGATGGTTCATGGTACAGGTGTTGGTAAAACATGTACCGGTATTCAAATTGCGGAAGAATACATCATGCGTCCTGAATTTCAAGACAAAAAAGTGATGATTATTGCTTCACGCGCTGTTCAAGAGAACTTCCGAACACAGATCTTTGATATGAGTCGTGTGAATCTTGATAAAGTCAGTGATACATTGACTTCTAAACAATGTACCGGTCGCAGATATCTGGATATGTTGATGCGTATTGAATCTGAACCTAAGAACTGGGCTAATCCAGATATTCGGGATAAATTGGAAAGCACTGCTGATAAAATCATCAAGGAATTCTATGAGTTTCAAGCTTACAACTCGTTTGGAGCAAGTTTGAATCGTCGGCTAACTGGAACTGAAATGGACATTGATGAAGCTTGGGTTCATGAAAATTTTGATAATCGTTTGTTGATTATTGATGAAGCTCATAATATTACAACTCAGGAAACTGAAGTAGCTCTAGGTCTTGAACGATTAGTCAAAGTTGCAGATGGTCTTGTATTAGTATTGCTCACTGCTACACCGATGTATGATACATTTGAAGAGATTGTCTTTTTTATGAACTTGTTTTTATGGAATGAGCGAAAACAGCCTTTTAATACTATGTTGAAAGCATCGGATTTATTCACATCTTCTGCAGAACTTAAGACTCTTGAAGCAGAAAAAATCTTTCGAGAATGGTGTCAGAACTATGTATCGTATGTAAAAGGTGAAAGCCCATTTACATTTCCATTTCGTCTACCTCCTCCTGAGATTGCATCAAATACATCAATAGAAATTGGATTTAATGGACATCGTATTCCAGACACAGATCGTATCAAGTATTTGAGTTTAGTTGCTTCAGAACCTCAAGGATTTCAAAAGAAGGTTTTAACTTCAGGAAAGAATGAAGATGATGATTCTAAGCGTCAAGCCATGATGGTACCTACAATTTCTGTATTTCCAGATGATAAAAACTTCAATCAAACTTTTAAAGTAAGTGGCAATCAATTCTCATATACAGGTGATGCATTCTTGAAACCTGAAAACTTACCTAACTATTCGTCAAAGTTTGTAAGTGTCTTAAATTCAATTGAAAAATCAAGTGGTGTTTGCTTAGTGTATTCTAACTATGTTGAACGTGGAGCTAGGTTATTTGCAATGGCACTTGAAGAACATGGTTATAAACCTTATAAAGGTAAGACTTTACTCAAGAGTCCATCATATCAAGGTAATCCTAAAGGACAATATATATTGATTTCATCTATTGCAACTGATGCAGAAATCAGTTCAATGTTAGATGCAGTCAAAAATAGAGCTAATTCAACTGGTAAGAACATTAAAGTTGTAGTTACAAGTCCTCTAGCAGCTGAAGGAATTGATTTTAGATTTGTTCGTCAAGTACATATTTTGGATCCATGGTGGAATATGAGTCGTATTGAACAGGTCATTGGTCGAGCATTGCGAACCTGTAGTCATCAAAGTTTAGTTCCAGAAGAACAAAATTGTACAGTCTATCTTCATATAGTTCGTCCTGAAGCAGATCGTGAAGCATTTGATGAATATACCTACAGAACTCGTGTTGAAATTAAAGGAATTAGAATTGCAAAAGTTCGTAAGATTTTAGCTGAATCTGCAATGGATTGTCCTATTCAATTAGCACTTCCTTCAGATTGGCGAGAATTAGAAGTTCCACAAATACGAGATGAAGGTCATGAACGAGTTGTCTATCGTTTGAAGGGAATGATGGCACCTGCATTTGATGAATCACCTGATATAGAGCAATGTAAAGTAACTCCTTCTGAACCTGATCCTGATCATGTTCGTCCACTCTCTTCGTACTTAGATTCTCGTGATGAAATCTTAACTAAAGTTGGAAAGCTGATGATTGATAAATCTATTTGGGATCGTGAACAGTTATTTTCAGCACTTCGTCCATTTAGTCGTGAAGTTGTTATCTATACCTTGCAACAGGCCATATCAACATCATTTCGTTTTTCGGATGCATTTGGTCGTCCAAGTCTTCTTGAATCTAAAGGTGATTTATATGCATTGGCTCCGATTGATGTTCTAAATAGTACTCTAATTGAACGAACAACTCTTCCTCCTGTTCGTAATGAAGTTCCACTACCCGAAGCTACTGTTGTAGAAGCACCACCCACTGAACTTGCTCCGGATATTTTAGCAACAAAACGAAATGCTTTCAAATGGCCTAAAGATTCAGCGACACGATTTTCAGAAGAAGTCAAGAACGGATACATATTAGATCATGATTTTACACCTGCAGAAAAGAGAGCCTATCTTGCAACAAGACCAGATGTTCCATTTATCTCACGACTGTATGTTCCGGATTCAGATATCATTGTATCTGGAGATGAGACAGATCTTGTTGGAGAAGATCTTACAAAGTATAAGGAGTGGACTAAACAACTAATTGAGAGATTTGTTGGAGATAAAGGAAAGCTATTTGCATCTGTGGGAACCAATGGAGTTCTTTCATTATCACCCTCTAAAGTCATTGATGATGCTATTACTAGAACAATTGGAGAGAAGAGTTTTATGCCAACTGCGTGTGCTACAGGTCAAAATTCAGTTGCACATATGAAAGTTGTTGCAAAATTTATTGATGTGAATGAAGTTGGACTTGCACCAGGTCTTTCAGGTGGACCACTTTGTACATATTTTGAACTTCTTGCACGCGAAGAACATAACATATCCTGGTATACACCAGAAGAAATGAAAGTTCTTGGATCTCCTGCAAATAAAAGTACAATTATGAAGAAACTCAAGGCGTAAGGGATCAAAACGAAATCATCTACTTCAAAACACAAGGAAGGTATAATGGAATCTCTTTATGAACGTCGTGAATTGACTCGGAACGTTCATGTGGATGCCCGATTTCTTCAACGCAATATCCACGCTAGTTTGGTCGCACAACTCCGCCATAAATATGAAGGTATCTGTTTATCTGAAGGATTCATTGAACGTGGAAGTATTACCATTGTAGAGCATTCCTTTGGACGAACCAATATTCTCAAGGGCGGATTAGATTACAATGTTAAGTTTCAAGCCAACATCTGCCTTCCTCACGCAGGACAAGTCTTCAGGGCACCTGTAGTGCTCAAGAGCAAGATTGGACTTCATGCAGAAACTAAACCTATCAAGATTCTTCTACCCCGTGATCTTCATATTGGAAATCCCGACTTTGATGAGGCAGACATCGGTCAAGACATTGAGTTTGATGTAGTTGGAACGCGATTTCAACAAGGCGATGAATCCATTGTGGTTCTTGGAAAGCTTCGTCAAGTCATTCGCCCTGCTATCGATAAAGAAACCGCTGAACCTGAAGCGATGGATGTCATTGCTGCTCCAGTAGGCAAAGAAGATAGCGACAAGAGAACGGTTACAGTCGCAGTTGAAAAGACCAAACCAGCTGGAGAAGCGCGTAGGAAGAAGATGGTTAGAACTGCTGTTGTAGATACAAATGAACCGAAGTCGCAAGGAAGCGTTGAAGGAAAACCTTGATCGACTTGATGCAAATGAACACGCACAGATCTTTAACATTATCAAAAAGTATACGGAAAGCTTCACAAAAACTCAAACAGGTGTACTTGTCTCTTCAGATGCACTTCCACCGGAATGTTTGGTAGAGATGGAAAAGATGGTTGTTTTTTATTTAGATCAGCACAAGCGTATGGAAGCAGATGAAGTTGAACGAAAAACCTATGAACGACGATAAAAATGGATTGTTTTCATTCACATCTTAAAGATAAGGAACCATGGATAACCTTCTCCCTTCTACGGCATTGGCCAGTTTGAAGGAATTCGCAGCACTAGTCAAGAAAGATAAACACGCAGAACTCGAATGCAAACTTCTCCCCAACCAAATTCACACCAAGGACATTGCCGATCGCATTGTCAAATCTCTCCAACTTCACTCCCGAGGTGCTCCAGTAGATGAGCATCACGCAACCTTCATGTATCCAGACGGACTTCGAGTCGTCGTCTCGGGTGCTGAAAACATACATAAAGTCTGTACCACTGGAAGCTTTCGCGGCGTCCCTCTTGAAGTAGAGCGCAAACGCCGATACTTTGAGGTCGTCACAGCCATTCAAGGTAAACAAGATACGATTGATGTTCCAGATGCCGGAATTCGTGTCACACTTCGTCACGAAGAACACCTTCGCAAAGACTTCTCAGGCTCACCTATGGATGCTGTCAGTCATGTCCGCATTCTTCATCGCAAGTCATGGACTAGTTTAGACGGTATTATCCAATATGACTTCTCACAGGTCAAGTCTAAGACCAAACAAACCAAGACCTTTGCAGATATTTTGAAACAGACACCCACCTACGAACTTGAGATGGAAGTCATTCAGCGAGACAAGTCTGATACAGCCATCGTAGAATCAATGCTTCGTCACATTTCCCCTGTCCTCTCAGCCTTTCAAGGATCTCAGTTTGTCTTACCTGTCTCAGACATTCAGAGATATCGTATGGAATTTGAGACTACCCGAACACCCTTTCTGAATCCAGTCACATTGGAACGCCGTCATCTAATTGAAGATCGACCTAATAACATTCTATCCGGTTACACTGTTACCAACAAGGCAGATGGTGAACGATGTTTCTTGATTGTAATGCGAGACCTTCGTGTTCTTAGAATTACTCCAAGTTCTGTGATTACATGGACTGGATTGATGGCAACAAACACTATTCATGTAGGTGACATTTTGGATGGTGAGTATCTTGCAGATCGCAACCAATTCTGCATCTTTGATGTCTATTGGTATCGCAATCGTGATGTACGAAGGTTGCCACTCTTCACATCTGAAGATGATATGAATAAATCTCGTCTTGGATGTGCTCGATCATTTGTCGCAGATCTCTCAAAAGATTTCACTTCAACTCCAGGTGGAAAACCTTTAAAGATCGTTACCAAAATGTTCCTTGCTGGAGATGGACCTGCTATGCAAGAAGCTGTACGAAAGATCTTGGATACTCAATTTGAATATCCTACAGATGGATTAGTCTTTACACCTCGCTCTTCTCCAGTTGGACCTGTGAATGAACGCAGAGGTAAAACATGGACAACTGTCTATAAATGGAAACCTGCTTCACACAACAGTATTGACTTTCTTGTGAAATTCAAGAATGGTGAGAGTTTTGATACAACTCTAGGCAAAAGAGTTGTCAAAGGAACACTGTACATTTCAAGAACTCCTGGAGACATTATCTATCCATGTGAGACTATGACAGGTGAATATGAACCACCAGTTGTTTCACCTGAAGAACGAGTTCAAGCGGAAAGTCGTGATCGTGTTCCTTCGCCCTTTCAACCATCTGTTCCACGAGCTCCTGAAGCACATGTAGTTAGTCTACCTCTGAACGATCGTGGAGTTCCAGTAGATATGGAAGGTAATCGTGTAGAAGACAACACTATCATTGAGTGTTCTTACAACACTGAACTTGGACGCTGGAACATTATGCGAACTCGTTATGACAAAACTCATCAGTATCGTGTATTAGGACGACCTCAGTTTGGTAATGATATTTCGGTTGCTGATTCAATTTGGACTAACATTCATGTGCCGATCACTGAAGAAATGATACGAAACTTAGTGGATGCTCCTCCAGATGCTACCTTTGAAGATGATCTCTATTACCGAGACAACTTGGATGCAAGAGACAGAATCTTGAAAGATGTCTACGGATTTCACAATCGCATTAAAGACGAACTCTATAAATCATGTATCAAAAAAGACGATGCATTGCTAGAGTTAGCTGTTGGAAGAGCAGGAGATCTTCTAAAGTGGAAGCGTACTAAACCTTCATTAGTTCTAGGCATTGATTCTTCAATGGCTTGTATCACATCTCCTCGTCAAGGAGCTTGTGTTCGATATCTCAAAGAAAAGGCAAATCATCCAACAGATTACCTTCCTCCAGTACTGTTTATCTGCGGAGATATGACCAAGCCTCTGTTTGAAGGAGATGCCAAGTATGCAAACATTGTCTCTGGAGCTGAACCTGCTACAACACCCTACCTTCAAAAATTTGCGGGAAAGACTGAGTTTGATACAATCTCTTGTCAAATGGCAATCCACTACGCATGTGAATCGGATGAGTCCTTTAAAGCATTTGCAACTAATCTTGAAACTCATGGCAAGGGATTGTTCTTTGGAACCTGTTTGGATGGAGCTTCTGTCTATGCACTGATGCTTGGAAAGAAGAGCCACATGTTCAGATCAGGATCTCAAGTGTTTGGTGAGTTTGTCAAGGAATATGATGATGGACAAGGATGGGTTGAAACCTTTGGAAACGCAATTTCAGTTCATCTGGAAAGCTTTGAGCAACCGCAGAAAGAGTACTTGGTACCCTTTGAGAAGATGACCGAAGTTCTTAAAGAACATGGTTATAACTTGGTCTCAACCACTATGTTTGGAGATCACTATACTAGTCAAAACAATATCCTGCTGACTCAAGAACATCAGGCATTCAGTTTCTTACACCGAAGCTTCGTGTTTGAGCGATCCAAGGAACCTAAAATAACTGAAAAGCAAGAAGTTGAAATTCCTGTTGCTGAGCCTGAAAAGCCTGCTGAGCCTCCAGCAGAGCCACCTAAAGATGAGCGAAGTGAGCAAGATAAATCACCTGAAAAGAAACCACCTCTAAAAAAGAAGATTCGTAAGATAATTGTAGGATCTGGCGAGGAACCAGTACTGTTCTTGGGTGCAGATGAAGGTAAGGGAGAATGGCGTGTATTATCGAATATGTATGAAGCTCCCTTTCAAGTAGATTCAATTACATTTCCAACTGTGGAACACTACTTCCAATGGGCAAAAGCAACTCAGTTTGGAGACGGAGCTTCAGCAGCAAAGATTCTGAATACGCCTTCAGCTAAAGCTGTAAAGGCATTAGGTAAGAAAGTTAATGATTTTGTAAAGGAAGACTGGGAAAAGACCAAAGATGGTGTAATGCGAACTGCTTTAAAAGCTAAGTTTATTCAACATCCAGATCTCAAGACTAAGCTGTTAGAGACAGGTACTCGTTCTATTGGTGAAGCATCTGCTCGTGACAAATATTGGTCAATCGGAACTTCTGCAGAAACATCCAAAGCAAAAGATCCTTCCAAATGGCCTGGAAAGAATGTTCTAGGAACAATGTTGATGGAACTTCGTACAGAATTGAAAGGATAAGAAGTTAAAGAGAAATAAGAGTGAATACTTAATGAAATACCCAAATATACTTTTTTTCAGACATGAGAAGTATGCCGAAATCGATACATTTCTCAGTGTGAACGAAGAAAAGTTAAATTGTACTTTGAATTTTACTTCTGATCCAAATGATATTTTAAAAATGTTTGATTCAAATTATCATATTCTTATTACATATGGTGATAGCGAAAATGAATATTATGCTTCAATGAATGGTCTTGTGAATCGTATGAGAATGAGATGGATTCATTTCAAATCTATAAATGATTTGAATGCTTTCAATAACGGTGTAAACTACTGTTATATTCATAATGCATTACTTCCGCATGAAATGACACGACCTATCTTTTCTGCATTCACAACTTGCTATAACTCCTATCACAAGTTTCTTCGTCCTTATGAAAGTCTCAAACAACAGACGATGCGTGATTGGGAATGGGTCGTATTGGATGACTCACCGGATGAAAAACACTTTACCTTTTTGAAAGACTTGGTTGGCAAAGATCCTCGTGTTCGTTTATATCGTAGAGCATCTAACAGTGGAAATATTGGAAATGTTAAAAATGAAGTAGCTTCCATGTGTAGAGGAAACTATGTTTTAGAACTAGATCACGATGATGAAATTCTTCCGGAATGTTTAGGTGATGCAGTAAAGGCATTTGAAACTGATCCAGAGGTAGGATTTGTATACATGGATACAGCTCATTTATATGAGAATAGATCTCCACATTCATATGGAAATCACTTTGGCCTTGGATATGCAGGATACTATTGTCAAAAGTATAATGGAGTTTGGGTAAATGTTATTTCATCACCCAATATCAATAATATTTCATTAAGTCATATTGTTGGAGTTCCAAATCATCCACGTATTTGGAAACGTTCTGTATTAAATGAAATTGGAAACTATTCTGAATATCTTCCTATTTGCGATGATCAAGAACTAATTCTAAGAACTGCAGTGAAAACGAAGATGGCACGAGTTCATAAGCTTGCATACATTCAGTACATGAATGATGGTTGGAATAATTTTTCGCTTATCCGCAATTCAGAAATCAACCGATTAGGTCCTCAGTTCATTGTTCCACAAGCATATCAAGAATACAAGATTGATGACTACATGAAATCAGCAGGTGTTTATGAAAAACCAGAAAATGGTTGGTGGGAACATCCTATTTGGAAACGACCTGAGTTTAAAGGAAGCTTTTACAATTCAATCTTAAACTTTGATCATACAAAACAGTATTGTATTTTAGGATACAAGGCACTCGTTGAACATATAGAATCCTTGAAAGAACTTTATACAGACCCGAAAAATGACTTCTTTGTTTTAGAAAACAGTATCTCTAAAGAAGAGTTATGTAGAAGACTGGATGGTCTTGGATTAAGTAGAATGAAGTGTTATGCAATGGAAGATTGTACATGGGATGAACTTCGTAAATACTTTTTATTAATTTGTAAAAGTACATCAGATTACGAAATCCTTGATTCTACTGAGTCTGCCTGTAGTATTCCTCATAAGTTAGTGTCGGAGCCTGAGGTTCAGATTGAGACTGTTCAGGAATGTACCGTTGATGTAGCTTGCGACCTATAACTTGAGTTGCCTGTTCTGGAGTAATTTCTCCTTTTTCAATCTTTCGTTTCAAAGCAAGCATTTCAAAAAAGGTTCCATCTAATCGATCTTCTGCATGCATTTGAAAAAGAGAGGGATAGTTGAAATATAATGCCTCATTCTCTTTCTGAAGTTGTTCCTCGTATTGTTGTTTATTGTGCTTGAGACGAGCCCATTTTTGTTTAGAAGCATCCATATTACGAACAAGTGCTTGAATCTTAGTTGCAGATAAATCTAAATCATTAATACCTCTTTCTCCTGCTGCAACTTCGGCGGGTGTTAGTTCACGAGCGGTCATTTATTTATACTACTAACAATGGCTTTAACTGAGTCACAAGTGACGCACACTCGTCGTGAGTAGTCATTCCAGTTAGAATGATTTGACCCGTACGAAAGACCTTTGCAATCCATTTAGTTTCAGGAAAGTAGATCTTGACTGCTGGATACACTGCAGGTTCGTAGATTGTTGTTATACCTTTACCCCTAAGATTTGCATAAAGAGTATCTCGTGATAGATTTGAAGTTCCAACTAGTTTGGTCTTGTAGTTCATAAGAACCACACGACGAATATTAGTCCACTCACCTGAGAGAATAGCTGCGGGACATTGAGTTTCAATATGATTTTTGAGCATTGCGGTTACATGACGATCATAGCGTTCATCAAGAACACCTGTGATATGAAATACGCCATTTTGAAATATTTTAACAGTAATTTCTTTGCGAAGAAGTGTCCCATCTCCATCTGACATAACTACCAATGTAATTGAATTATGACCAAATCCAGTCGTTCGTTTAGGCGGTGTAGTTTTGGCTCTGCGTTTAATTAGATCGCGCTTTGAAGAACCTCGCTTGATAATACCTTGCTTTTCAATCTTGATAATAGAGTCTGTGAGTGGAAGTGTATGTGCAAGAACATCCGTATTAAGTCTTACTCCCATCGTGTACAAAACTACCATTGTTGTGAGTGTGGGCGGATCCATTGTGCTTCCTGACTGTGTAGACCCAATCGATTTCGTTTTTCCACGCCTGAGAGAAGGATAATGGAAAATGTGAAACAACAATACAATGAAAATTACGAATGGCTTTTCGTAAGATAACTTCCTCATGAGGAGTCAACATCCAACCTTCAAGATATCCAAACCAAATCGTTCCTTCTTTTTGATGTTCAATAATGGAACGGATTGTTTCTAAAAATCCATCTTCTAATGAAAGTTTAGAGACATCGTAGCAATCGTCAGGTTTAGGAATAGGATAAGTATAGACGGTCAACATACTTATTTTCTTAAGGAGGTGTTTAAGCATTAGCATCTGCCGTATGAGGCCAGTTAATTACGCTCTTCAGGGCTGCTGCTTGTGTTGCAGTAAGACGACAGTTACATGAACCTGCAAGTATAACCTTTTTGCAGTTAGGGCAACAGTTAGTTGCATAACCCTTACCATAGTTTTGGCGAGCTGCTTGAATTAATGAAAGTTGCGCATCTGCTGCTAGTTTATCATTGATTTCTGGGAGCTGAGAAGAGGATAAGCATGGAACTGTATTGGTAATTTGTGATGCCTTTGTATTCGCACGAGCACCTTGAGCTACAGATTGACCTGCAACATATTCAGTATACATTGGTGCATCTTGAACATTATGTCCTCCTCCATGAAGGTATCCTGCTGGGCTAGCAGTAGAAGGAGCATTCAATACAACAGCACATGCAGTTGAAGCAACACGAGTCTCCAAGTTACCTGATGCCGCTAATCGCTTAACGATCTCCGTTTGGTGACCTGCATCACGATGAGGTCGTGTATCAGTGATAGTAACCATTCGTTGCTGATATCTTCCAAGGTATTCACTGTAAGACGACATTTACTCTTAATTAGTAGTTAAAAAAGAATGGAGAGGGTCAAACTTAGGATTCGGATTCCTAAGCTTTGGTTGTGTCCTGAAGACACCTGTTCTGAATTTTCAAAGAATGAATATTATTGCGATAAATGCTTATACGCCCGGATGGGTAAAGAAGTGCCGTCTACAACATTCCCTGGTAAGATTAAGCTCGTTCATTGCCCGCCCCTCCGCGGTAACGGTAGTAGTCTTGGTAAGATATACTAATTCATCTTTTTCAGGGCGTCCATCTTGTTTGCGATATTTTACAACTAGATCTAAGAAGGTGAGCCATTTGCCAGCGATAGGAAGGTTGCATGTATAACATCGAATAGGAATTGGGAAATCCATTGTACCTTCTCTTGTCTTCACCCAAGGAGTTCCGTTTTTCTTGTCTACCCGAAGAACAATGAAGAAGTCCAAGCAATATCTCCTCCTCGGATTAGTCATTGCGGTTGTTGCAGCATTTGCATATTTGATGACGCCCACTAATCCATTGCGTCAAAAGATCAATTCAGATATTGCAAAAGTCAATGCACGATTTACACCATCTCAATCCATTGATTTATCCATGGCAATGAAGATGACCTCTCATGATCCCCCTTTTATGCTGAACCCTCCTGAAGAAGTTCCACCTCTTTTGTTGTTTCCCCCTTCAGCTGAAGATCTTGCGAAACTTTCAGGTGAATAAGTAATGAGTACATTTAAAAAGTGGTTATTAATTATCATTGTAGTCATTGCATTACTTCATACCATTGGAGGTGGATTTGCGGATATGTTTGGAGCAGGATTCTTTACTGCTCAACACGGGTGGAATGAAGGATTCATCTATATGCTGTTAGCACTCGTGGTTGCTATCGCGTTGAAGTGAGACGATTCACTGTTCGCTGAGTTGATCTAAGATGTTCGTTTTCTTCTCTTAATCGTGAGTTCTCATCTCTTAGTCTCCGAATTTCTTCACGAAGAGGTCCATTCTCTCGTGCAACTCCCCTCTGAATAGACATTCTTATTTCATGCATATTTGATGCTATTTGTTTAAGTTGCATCACTGCGTCACTTAAACTTTGATCATTTTCTTCTGCTGTCGACATTCTATAACATACACTTGTATGTTGTAAAGGAGATCCATTTTACCACATAATCTCCATTTCTTGAACACTCCAAAACTCTGATGTATTGTTGGGAAGCTGTCGTCGAATAATATACGGCAACTTTCTATCAGCAACTTCTTTCTTGGCAACGGTCCATACAAACATAGGGTCCGATGTCTTGAGTCCTTTTAGATCAATCAATGGTTTAGCACCTTCTGCTAGTTGTTGTGCGCGAGTCGCAATGAGAGCTGTATATTCATACTTTGTGAAGTAGGGTTGTGTAATCCGGGGTTGTTTCACCATTTCTGCAACTTCTGCACGGAAGACGGGTCGCACTTCTGGGTGTAGATCAATAGCACTCATTTGTACCTTACTCTTGCGTTGGACTTCTTTTGTCCGTTTTACACAAATGCCAGTTCTTCCAGCACAACCTTCTGATGTTACAAGACTTGCTCGTATTGCAGCAACTTTTACACCTGATCCAGTAAAACAGTCTAGAACCTTCGTGGCTCCCGTTAAATACGACATCGGAACGATTACAAAAGCTGAGTTTCGTGGAACTGGAAGTGTTCTTGCTACACCTAGATGGACATCTCCTGCATTTGTTGGAGGTAGTATTTTCCGTCTCTAATCACAAATGCCGAATTTGTCTGCTTCGGATTATACATCGTTCATCAAGGCACAGGCGGCCTCTCAAGCATATAGGAATGGAGCTGTTCCGATTCCAATTCAAACCCGTGCTCAACCCTTTGCGACACAATCTATCTTGAACGCTCAGTTGCTTACAAGCCAAGCAGCCTATGTTCTTACGCCTTCTAAGATAATTGTAGATACTGTTGGAACTACAGTCAGCGCTGCTTCTGCTACAACCGTGACAGATGCTTCTGCAACTGGTGGTGTTGTTACATATACAACTTCCGTGGCACATGGTCTTACAGCGGGCTCGGTAGTTACGATCTCTGGTCTTTCAACATCGGCATTCAATCTATCAAACCAGGTTGTTATTGCGAGTGGACTTACTGCAACAGTCTTTAAGGTTACTAATGCCGCGACTGGAACAGCTGTTACTGGATCTACAACAGGTCGTATTGATGGGTATGTATATTACACAACTGCAGCAGCTCATGATTTTTCAACTGCTACGCGAAATCTATCAATTGCTGGATTAAGTACTTCTGCATTTAACCTATCGTTAGTGAATGTTGCTCTAGTTCCAAGTTCAACAGTCTTTGCTATTGCAAACACCGCTACTGGAACTGCTGTAACTAGTGCATCTGGTATTCTTACAGTAACACGATATCCAAACCCAAATGCTACAATCATTGGAAATGCTCGTGTTCGCCCATATGATGGTGTTGGATATGTAAATAATCCAAAAAATCTATCAACTATTGCACAGTCAGGAACTTTGAGTTCAGCTAAGACTCAACAAGCAGGTGGACTTCCTACAACAGCTCCTAGGGGATCAGGTACTTATGCTCCAACACCACAGTTAGCTCGAGTAGATACGAAGGCTACAGGTGCATATAAAGCTGTTCGTCAACCAGTTTAAGTTTAAGGACCTCGTGCTGCTTGCTTCCAAGTCCAATCGCATACTGAACATTGATACATCCAAATCACATTTTTAGCATCCAACTTGATGCCGACAATGTTTGATTCCTTACCTTTAGTTGTGCACATTGGATTTGGACACTTCATCGTTGTGAACCTAGGAAGCGTTGGATCGTGCTTGAGATACGGGTTAATAGAGTACTGAATTGAGGTATCTTGCATTAAGTCGTGATCATAGACCACTGGATTCTCTTTGGTAATAGGTTCCTCGTATTCACATTGCCGACATTTTAGAAAGGCTGACCCTTCTCGCTCTTCAATGCTATACATCATATTATCGCATTTCATACAAAACTTCATTCTGTATCTAGGTCTCCTTGTACTAAAGAGCTTCCATTTTTTCACAAGGCTAGGCGCGTTTAAAATGGAAGTTTGGCTGATAAGTTATCCCTCTTAGTATCACAGGATGTTGAAGTCTAAGCTAAAGGACTTTCTAGATGGAACTGGAAAGATGACTGATACAGATAAGAAGAAGAATGGACGTAAAGTAGAGGGCGATAGTGCTACTCATACTAGTATGTCTGGTGGTGCGTGGCAAATTGATGATGATGATATTGATGAATTTTATAAGTTCTACTGCGAATACATTAATCATGGACATGGTGCTCTACACATGACAGAGAAGAGCACACGTATTGGTGCTATGCGAGTAGATCTTGACTTTAAATACCCAGGAAGACTTGATAATCACTTACATACCCAAGAACAAGTAGTTAACTTTGCAAAGGCGTATATGGATGAGGTCAAGAAGTTCTTGGTGATTCCAGAACTAGTTGAGATCTTTGTCAGTGAAAAGCCAGAGCCTACATTCTATCCAGCTGGAACAGACAAAAACAAGACTGCTGAAGACTACTCTAAGTCTGGTCTTCATATTGTAATTCCTGCTCTAAAGACTAACCATTTTGTTGAAGAGGAGATTCGTCGTACACTTCTCAAGCGTATGGATGAGTTCTTCCCCGGACTTCCACTATCAGACAAATGGGACAAAGTTTACGATGAGGGTATGTTGATGCATACCAAACCATGGACTCTACTAGGTTCTAAGAAGAAGGAGGGAACACCTTATCAGATCAAGTACATCTTAGACTACGATCCAGTAACATCTGAGATGAGTATCGATAATAATGTACCTGTTCAAATCACTCCGGATCTACTTCGTCAGATGTCAATTAGGTCTAGTCCATCTGCAGAAACACCAATGGTTGAAGAAGCTGCTGCTCGTTTCAAGAAGAAGGCGGAACAAGAGGAGATTCGAGCTTCTATGGGTGTTCAACGTGGACGTGGAGCTACTCGTGAAGAAGGTGAGAAGCGTGGATCTCGTGCATCTACACCTGAGCGTAATACATATCGTTTGCCACTCTCAGATGATATGATCTCATATTACCGAGCTCATGTAATGAACTTAGCGTCATTCAGATATACAAACTACGAGGATTGGATTAACACAGGTATATGTCTAAAGAACATTCATCCTGATTCTCTTGAGGCAGTGTTCTATGACTTCAGTGCACAGTATGAGACCTACGATCCACGATTAGCACAGTCTAAGTGGGATAGTTTCAGTTTCCGAACAAATGGTCCAGTACTATCTGAGCGAAGTCTTCGTATGTGGTCACGAATGGATAACCCAGGTGAATACGACAAGATTGAGATGAAGAACATTGAGGAGCTGGTGGAGGAAGCCACAAAGACCATGACTGAGCATGATATGGCTCGTGTAGTCTTTGCGATGTTCCGAGATGAGTTCAAGTGTTCAGACTACGGTCAGAATGAATGGTATCGCTTTGTAGGTCATGTATGGAAGCTAACTAAGAAAGGCGTTGGTCTCCTTGCAAAGCTATCCAGTGATGTCTGGAAGAAGTTTGTGGAGAAGGAGAATGCGATGGGACGTTTGAAGGAAGTTACAGAACCATGCTCTTGTGGTGGAAAGAAGAAGGGTGAAGAACCTGCTGAGCCATGTGAGATGTGTAAGATTGAGAAGCAGAAGATGAAATATGTTGAAGCTCAAAAGAAGTTGAAGACAACTGCATTTAAGAAGAATGTGATGGAAGAAGCCCGACTACTATTCCTTGATGAGGAGTTGTCTATAAAACTAGATACCAACAAGCATCTGATTGCTTTCAACAATGGTATCTTTGACACACTTAATATGGAGTTTCGAGATGGTAAAGCTGAGGACTATCTTAGCTTCAGTACTGGACTAGATTACCACAAGGATCGTCACTATACTACATATTCATGTTGGACCGATCTATGGAAGTTTCTCAGTAGCATCTTACCTGATCCTGAAGTTCTCAACTACTTTATGGCCCACCTTGCGACTTGTATGGTAGGTGGTAATCCAGCACAAAAGTTCCATATTCTCACAGGTTCAGGATCCAATGGTAAGTCTATGTTGGTCATCTTGATGGCAACATGTATGGGTACATATGCATGTAAAGCACCAATTACATTGATTACTCAAGATCGTAGTAAGGCTGGTGTTGCTAGTCCAGAGTTGGTTCGAATGAAGGGCAAGCGATTCGTCACAATGCAAGAGCCAGAGGAGGGTGCCAATATTAAGACAGGTCTGATGAAGGAGCTATCTTCTTGTGAAAAGATTACAGCCCGTGATCTATTTGCTGGATCTAAAGAGATGATTGATATTGAGATTCAGGCAAAGTATCACGTTTCATGTAATAACAAGCCTAAGGTTGACACACAAGATGGTGGTACTTGGCGTCGTCTACTTGTAATTGATTTCCCGAACAAGTTTGTTCCAAATCCTACTGCTCCGAATGAACTGCCAGATGACAAGACCATTCAGATGAAGGTTGAGAGTACAGAATGGGCAGAATGTATGATGAACTATCTGATCACAATCTTCAAAGAAGGTCATGGATTCAGAAAGTTACCTGTTCCAGATAAGGTCACATTAAGTACAAGTGAGTATAAGAATGAGACTGATGTTGTTGGACGATTCATTGCTGAGTTTATTCATCCGCTTGATGAAGGAGTGACTGAAGGAGATCCAGTGAATACTGGAATGTTGAATCGTGAGTTTCAGAGATGGAAGCAAGAGAATAACATTACAAGTGGATCAACTGTAGAGCTTAAAAAGCGTATGGAAACTGTGCATGGACAACATCCTAGGAGCGGATGGACTTCCTTCCGGTTCGGGCCCGCTTAGATTGGTAACGCTTAGAACCCTTGCGACCGTGGTGAGTTCTGCGACGACGAGCACCGGTGATAGATGGATCTGCCGTTGCTGGAGGGAGAGAGGAGACAGATGGAGTTTCGGGTTCAGTTGAGCCCCAAGAGAACGGATTATACCAAACCATTTGTTATAGTGTTAGTTTTTTATCTATTCAGTTCGCTTTGCTCCAATGCGGGACAAGACATATGTTCGGAGGAGACCAATTGTGAAGATTACCAAGATGAACGAGACAACGAGGTTGACGAATGCAACCAAGACCTCACCGAGCTTGAGGGTTGCGCCACCAATTGTCACTGAGAAAGCACCAACACCTTTGCCAGCTGCCGCGGCAGGTGCGAGCAATGGGGTAAGGATGTCTTCAGAAAGAGACTTGAAGAACTCTCCAACAACACCTCCGAGGTAAAACGACGCCGTAAGAATGATAATATCCCGAGTATCAAGCATTTTTATTAAGATGCGTATACTTTATTTC